GAAGACCTTTGTGAGAACTATCTGCCGTATGCTCTCAACCCTATGTTGAGCACCGAGGAGGTCAAGGAGAAGCTTCACGTTTCTGATGCAACATTGAATAGAATGGTTGCTAGAGGTGACATTCCGAACGGAGAATGCAAAAAGCGAGGGCACACCCGATATTTTAAGAAGTGGGATATACTGCACTTCATTAAGAGTAAGAGAAAATAATAGTTGAACATGTAAGTATTCCTTACAAGTTGAGTAAGAGAGGTAAGTGATTGCCTCTCTTTTTTATGTTTTCACATTTTCAAGAAGTCTTCTATATCTATGTACTCAATACCGAAATTCTCCGCACATTGTTTGTCGGAGTCCGAGAAGTCACCTTCTTTTCCGCTAGCATCACCTATCATTATCAACTCACTTTTCTTCCAAGAAGAATACGACTCAAGCATTCCTGTATTTGGCTTTCTCATTTCTATCTCTGCATGCGATGGGCAATACATAGAGTTGACGAAGATATTTCGTCCGGTATGATTGCGAAGATATTTTTGCATAAAGCTTTCAATAGCCTTAATCTTGCCGATGAAATCCTGTTCATCAACGAATTGAGGGATGCCTCCTTGGTTTGAGATTATTTCAACATAGTAAAGAGTAGGGAATGCATCTACAATCTTATCCAAAACCTCTTTACGGATTTTGAAATCTGTTACATCTGTAGGAAAGGTGTTTCCTGATATAGTTGTAATAATCGTGTCGTCTAAATCAATGAATAATACTTTTTTCTTGATTAAATATCCTTTTTCTGTCATAATTTTGCTTTTTTCTATATTGATATATTAATATCTTTATCTACGAAAATTAAGTTTGAAAAACACAGTTGTTCCGGTGTGTCTCACCATTTTTATTACAATGCAAAGATACGACAAAAAAGATGGCTTTGCAAATAAATTAATGCAAATTTTAAAACGTTATCTGTTTTTAATGAAATCATTAACAATTCTCTCTATGGTGTCTTGCTTGATAGCTATAGGGGCATCACCTTGATATTCTATCACTTGGTTGCCGCATTCCTTCCAAAATAGGTTGCTATTGATGCGTTCGCCATCTACCAAGATCCAATCCGGATGATGTTCAAACGAATGCATATTAGTTAGCGGAACGAGAATGAATAATTTATTCTCCATCTTGTTTACGAGTACCGACAAGTCATTATCATCAAATGTAATGATAACTCGATTTTCATTCTCAGATAGAACGTTAAAATCCTCATTAAAACGTTCATAAAGGTAATTTTTGATTTTCGAACAACTCATATTCTTGTAATTTTATAGGAGGGCAGATGGAAAAATCCAAGGTCTGCCCACCAAGTTAAACTTATAAGGAAATCTTCTATAATATCGACTGACAGAGCCATCCCATAAGATAGCATGGTTCTTCGCCTTGCATATCTATTCCCAGATGGTTGCATATATGTGCTACTACATGAAACATTTCATGTGTGAGACTATTTATATACTCACCTTCAGAAGTAGATTTGCAAATGAGCACAACACTTGTTTTCTTTGAAACATTTGTGTATGTCAATCCTTTGTTTGAAGAATCGGTTGAAATGTGGTCGTATGCATCCAATAATGGTTGCCCCTTACAATCAATGGAACTTAGTAAGTCCATAGCTTCGTCAACATCTTCTTGATTAGCTACATGACATACAATCACATTCCAATCGTATTTCTCCAAGTAAATTTCTTGTTTAATCATAATACATCATCCCATGGAATGCCGATACCATTATGGTTGCAATCGGCATAAAATCTATTGAAAATAAATCCGTCCGCTTGGTCTGGGTCATCCACCATATCCTTAATGAATTGAGCCAAAGCAGCTTCGTCTTTTAAAGAAGACTTAAAGAAATCGGCTCTAGCCATGTTTGCGACATAAACGAAATCGTAATTGTCGGCATTCTCCAACTTTACGTTGTTGACTTTAAGAAGTTCCTCGACTGTATCTTTTTCTGTCGGTTCAACTTTTTCGAGCTTACCAGTTGTTGCGTTTGTCTTGCGCATTAAGGTAATAGCCCAATCGCACATCTTTTTATTGAAGTGCCAGCCATTGTAGCGAAGGTATGCAATCATCCCTTCCGGCTTCATATCGTATGCGTCAAGTGGTATTTTGTATCTTCCCATAATAAAAGCTTTTAAAGGAGGTGGAGATTTCTCCCCACCTCAAAGTGTAATACTAATAGCGATAACCGCCACCTCTGCGACCACCATGTCTTTCACCATAGCGGTCATCATCGTCATCCCAATTGTCTCGGTAATCCGGCATTGGATTTCTGTGACCCATTCGTCCATACTTGTCATCCCCCATTTCATCAATGCAGTGCATGAGTTTACCACCATACTTAAGCATCTTCTCTACAAGTTCTGACATTTCATTTACCTTGTTTTCGGTAATTTCTATCATGTATCCCATAATGATTTACTTTTTTGTATTAACTTTTTCCAAAGCCACTGACAACATAGACTTAATATCAGTCAAAGTTCCCTTCATTCCGCTAACCTCGCTTTTGAGGTTATTGATGTCTTCTTCCTGTTGTCTGTCTTTGGCTATTTGTGGATTCAATACGGCACGCATCTTTGCGCACTCTTCCATAACCTTTTTGTGGTATGGCTCGCTTTCCACAATCTCCTTAGAATGCCGATACATAGCCTCAACTTCCGCATCCATAGCTTCACGGCTTTCAGAAACCACGAGGTTTTCCGAATTTGCAATTTGCATATTGGATGGGAGTTGTTTGAACTCCATTTGTTCATTAGGCAATTTTACGACAACATCAACGGTAGTCTCCATTGGTTGTGGGTTGAATTGCCCAGGAGTATATGTTGGGAACTTAGGTTGTGGGTTACTGACCGATACAACCTGTCCGATTTTAAGACTTGGGTTTTCACCCTTGTCAAGCACATAGAATATGCTGTTAGGTCGAAGTCCTTGAAACATAGCTTTGTAATGTTAATTGTTAAACAATACCCGTCATTAGCTGAAGGGTGTTAGTATCTCGCTCGAACCAAAACTGATAAACTCCAGTTCCTGCAATGTCGGCTACCGTCAAAGGATTGCCGTTGAACTTAGTTACAGCTTGGGTTACGCCATTGGTCTCGAAAAGGATTGGCAGCGTATTTGTCGTACCAGTCGGAATAGCTTGATGTAGGTTCACAAAGATAGTTCCCCTATAGTTAGCATTCACGAAGGCGTGGTTTCTGAACGAGAAAACGACATTTTCGGTGTTCACCACCACGCCTGTAGATGCGATAGCTGCCGAGCCGTTACGATTAACCCATGCAAAAGGTCTCATCCATAACATAGCAGCCTCCTTTCCTAATTAACCCCAAAAGCTTGCATTGTTGACACCATTCAGGCCATATAAGCCTGTTTGCCAAGCAACACAATTTGGAACAGCAGTAAATGGACTGTAGCTGGTTGTGACAGTTGATGGAAGCTTACACTTGATACCATCTACCTCTTTTTGCAAGCCAGCCAACATAGCGTTGACAGGTGCCATTGCTTGACCTACAATCTGCGAAGTCATGGCAGAAGACTTATAAGTTCCATTCTCTTCACGAAGATGGTCTATCTTGTCCTGCATATCTCTGAGTTCTGCTTGGCGTTGGCCATTAACTACGGTCTGAGTACTATCTTTAATAGCATTCAAAATGTCGCATGTCTGACCCTTGGTTTCGAAAGCAACATTAGAAAAACCTCGTTCCTGACTTACGGCTACATTGTTGATGGCATTCTGCAAAGTGCCAGTCTGCTGACACATAGCCAACTTGACGTTTCCGTCCATAGCCGTAATATTGTTATTTACACGGCAGCAGCAATCAGCGAGTTGTGATGCAATCTGCATGTTACCTTGCTGAAGAGCGTTGATGGTTTGCATTCCGCTCATGCCTACTTGGTTGCCCACGTTCTGAACTTGGGTTGTCAAAGCAGAGATTGCTTGTTGAATCTGTCCTTCAGTACAGTTGAGTTGAGTAGCGAGATTACTGAGTGCATTACGATTGCCACCGATTGCATCCATAAGCAAGGAACGACCATAGTCATTGTTGATTTCATTGGCAAGACCTGCGCCATTGCCACGACCACCAAAGCCGAAGCCATTACCGCCCCAACCACAGAAGCAAAGGATAAAGAGCAGCCAAATGAACCAAGAACCATCGCCATTGCCGAATCCGTTATTACCCTTCATCGCAAGAAGAACGTTTGGGTCAACGCCTCTCTGTTGGAGCAAAGGAGCTATCAAGCTCATCATTCCTCCATTGTTACCTGAACCCTCTGGATTAAAAACATAAGTTTTTGATGTCTCCATAAGAATAATCTTTTTGTGTTAAACCTTTATTAAACTAACTCTATGTAACGTTACGGCTGCAAAGTTACGAATAATAAGGATAAGATTAAATAACTCTATCAAACTTTCTTTTAATCACTAATAATCAAGTAGTTAAGGTGATAGGAGGTAATATCATACTTCCGGATGCATGGAAATCAAAGGCTTGTTTGCAAATTCCGTTTGCAGAAAACGAAAAATGCAAACGGAACAGCAAACAGAAATTAAGCACACACGAACTTGAAACCAAATTTTTCAGTATAGTATTCCTCTTTAGGGTGTCTTTTTGTCTCGGAGTCATAGCAGAGAATAAACGGCTCACCCTTAGAGTAGAAATAGTTATAAGACTTTCGCAAATACATCTTTGCATTCAAAGCCTTTGGGGAGAGTTTTCTTATTCTTAACCTAGTTTCTTGAGGCTTACCCGACAACACTCTAAGTTCATCCATTTTATATTGCATATGCAGCTTTCTGCCTTTACTAGCATACTTTTCTTTATTCCAATAGCTTCTCAAAGACTTGTTACGCTCTTTACGAATCCTATTTATCGTTTCTATATCGTGTTTCAAGCCAAGCTTACTGACTTGTCCTAATATTGTAGACTGAGGAATATTCGTTACTTCTGAGATTTCTCTCGCTGTCATCGTTTGGTACATGTCGGAGATTTTGCGGATAGTCTCATTATTCAATTTATTGTCTATTTTCGTTCCACCTAAAATAGTGATATACTTGTATAATGTATGTAAGGTTACACCAGCAGCCTTGGCTACTTCCTTTCGTGGGTAGTCATTGATGTGGGCTTTGATATAGTCCATCTGTTCTTGTGTTAATCTTCTTGGCATTCTTCGTCCTCCTCAAAAGAAAATCCGTATTTGTTCTTGTAGAATTCTTCATCCATTCTGCGAGTATTCCGGTCATAACCTAAGATGTATGGTTCACCTTCAAAAGCAAAATACCCATACTTATTTATAAGATGGTACTTGGCATGATATGATTTTATCGGCATTTCTGAAAATTTGAATTTCGTCTGCTGCGGAATACAGGATATAACTCGGAATTTCTCCATCTGCATAGTTCTTTGCCAACTTTTCACCCTTTTGCCAATAGTTGCTTTATCATATGCTTTTTTTAAGTTAGCCAAACTATTCTTTTTAAGCCTTTCGATAGTTTCATTCGAATGAGTAAGCTTTAGTCTTTTTGCCGCCTTTCCTACTGTAGACGGATGACACCCTACAATCTCGGCAATCTCTTTGACTGAATGGTTGGTGTAAAGCTTTGCAATTTGTTCATCACGCTTCTTGTTGGGTTTCGGAACAGGTCTTTTATGTTCGATTTTACAATTGCAATCATGCATTATTTTATACAAGAATTTAACGCTGACACCCATTCTTTGTGCCAACTTGTATCTTGGTCGTTCATTTATGTGCGCCTTAATGATGTCTATTGTATCTTGTTCTATTATCTTCATTTTTATTCAGTTTTTTATGGTGTGACTCACCTGTATTTGCAAAGGTAATGAGATTTTATTGATAGAGCAAATAATTTAATGTGTTATAACTTTGTTTAAGGAAATATTTAATTATTTGCACAAAAATTAATTGTGTAGTTTTCTGACTCGGCTATTTTCACATTATTATATATAAATAGCTATCTTTGCAACAAAAAACATAAGGAAATGACAGCGGAAACTATTCAATTAATACAGACGGGAATTAATCTTCTTTGCGCATCGGGAGTTATCTCAACGTTGCTGTACTATAATAGTAGAAAACGAAAGGAGGCGGCACTCGCATCACAGGAAGAGAATAAGACTATTTCATCATATGCCGATGAGTGGAAGGCTCTCTATGAACGTTCCAACGAGTCGGTCGTTAATCTTAATAGTAAAGTAGATGAATTGTATGAGGAAATCAATCAGTATCGTATTACCATACGCAATCTTAGGGATGAGAAGAACGATTTGAAGCTTGCCTTGCATGAGGCACAATGGAACAGATGCATCAAGGATGGATGTCAACTTAGAACCCCACCAAGAAAGCGAGAATCCTTAGAATCGTTGGTTGAAAATGAAGAAGATGCGATATATCGTGATAGGGAGGATTAAGTTATGATAAAGTATCTGAAATTACTCATACAAGTTAATAGCGGACATTCAAGCAAGGCATTCTTCTTAGTGTCCGTGACCTTGATAGGTTTCTTGATGCTCTTAGTTGTATGCTTCATCTTAGTGTGGGAAGTGGTGACTTATGGGACGATCAAGACCGATTTGATGGGGTTAAGTGCATTTGTTGGTAGTGTGGCTAGTTTGTTCGTCACGGCTGGCATTACCAAGACTATAGGGGAACGTGGCGAACATCAAAGCGAAAAAGATAAATAGACTATGGCAGACTCAAGTATTTTAAAACCATTCATTCTCTCATTCGAGGGTGGATATTCTAACAAAAAGAGTGACAGGGGAGGCGCAACGATGAAAGGCGTGACTCTAGAGACGTTCCGTAAAGTTTATGGTGCTAGTAAGACTGCATCGGACTTGAAGAAGATAACTGATGAACAATGGCATCACATATTCAAGAAATATTATTGGGATGCTTGCAAGGCTGACCAAATCAACAACCAGTCTGTGGCTAATCTCTTGGTTGACTTTGCTTATAATAGTGGAGTAAGCAGAGCCGTACAAAAGATTCAAACTATCGTAGGAACAAAAGCTGATGGCATCATGGGTAATATGACCTTAGCTGCTATCAATTCATACAAACAAGGTCAATGGGCGTTGTTCGATAAGCTGAAGGTGTCACGAATTGCCTTTCTCAATGCGATTGTGAACAATGACCCAAAGCAAAGTGTGAACCTGCATGGATGGCTTCGCAGGGTTGGAAATATACAATACGGAAAGCTCGTATGTAATAACGGAAAGATAATCACTTGGTAATCTATATAGGGTGTTATGATACACCCTATTTTTATATATTTTTCAAATTCTTAACAATCCAAGAACCTATTGTTATATTCTCTTCTTTAGCTTTCTGCTTTATAATTTCTGCTATATCTTTAGGTATTCTAATGTGTAAATATACATGATTTAGTGCTTTTCGTCCAGATCCTTTTCTTGCACCGCCTCGTTTAGATGTTTTATTACTATTCATATCTAGTATTTAATGCTTGTGTTTAATAGACCCTCAACATTCCGGTTGGACAGAATGACGTGCCGTATTTCTTGTCAATCTCACCCAAGTAGAGTGTAATCTTTCGGCAGCACTATTTCTGCGATACTCGTATTGTTCTTTATTAAGATAAGCCATAAAGTTGCTTTGACCGTGATAGTGAGGGCTTAATATCTTTTTGTTTTCTTTCCGTTTATGTATTCTTCTTGCCACACCTCATTATAATCTGATATATCGTCAGAATAGTAACAGATTATGGTTACTTGCGCAAGACCCGCATCTAATGATGCTGATTCTTTATAACGCATGTTTCCAGAGCCAATATCTAACGAATACTTCTTAGCCATTTTGACAGCTTCTCTATAGTTGTCTGCTCCATCAAACTCTACACTTTCGTAATCGTCTTCCACGCTACCTTTTACGTGCTGTTTAAGAGCAATCTCGTATTTGGGATATACTGTCTTTCCATAGATATTTTTCATGTCTTATGCCTTATCCGTGTTGGCGAGGGCTGATAAAAATTGTAATTTTAGTTTCTTAAACATAACCTTTTGGTCAAGGCTATCGGCAAAACAAAGAGAAATAGACTCTTTTAATTGTTCGTCCGTTCGGCAATCAATATAATCAGCATAAATAGCTTCAATATAGCTATTATACTTATTAAAATCATATTTTATAGAACCATCAGATAGGTGAACAATATTTTTTGTTCTTCTATCTATATTCTTGTTCTTTGGAACGTATAAAGTATTACTCATCCTTCAATTCTTTTAGTGCAAAATCCAAAAGCTTATCTATATCCATTGATAGCGAATAACAATTCTCGTCATCTATTCTTTCTAGCTTTTTTCGAGCACGATTTATTAATTCTATCACATTTTCTGTATTCATATATATTCGCTTAACCGTGATGCGTAGGGCTTAATGGATTATTAACCTTGTTTCTTAATTACATCGCAAAGATACAAAGAATAATTGAAAAATGCAACTAAAAACCAAAGATTTTCTTTGTAATTAATAATATTTTGCTGAAAAGAGTAGTCTCGTAAGGTTCATTAACAGAAAAGACTTATTTTTCACTTTTCTTGTTTTGCAAAAACGAAGTCTATAATTTGTATGGATATAGTAATATAAATGTTTATCTTTGCACACAAAAAGGAGGTTGATATGGAGCTTAGATTTGATTGGTGGCGTTGGCTCGTTACCATATTGGTAGGTTTCTTCATCATGCTGATGATGTACGGATGCCGGACAACAAGATATGTAGAAGTGGAAAAGGTGGTGCGAGACACTACTACTTACGCCCATTGGGACTCAATTATCAACGAAAGGGTCAAGCTTATTCGGGACAGCTTGCTATCTTATCATTGGGAGCAGACCGAAAAGCATGTTAAGGATTCCACTTACATCAAGGATGATGTCAAGACAAGGGTAGATGAGAGTGGTAAAGTGCTAGGCAAGGATTCTACTCATATAGAGATTAGATACAGGGACAGCAAGGAACTATCCAAGTTTCGTGATAGCCTTATTCATTATAAGGAGATAGCAGAGCGAGCGAGTATATATAAGGCTCAGAGGGATAGCCTAAACAGAGAATTGAGTATCGCCCAGACCAAAAAGGAATATATTGAGAAAGACTTGGAGGGATGGGATTTGTTCTATTGGAAATTCGGTATGATTTCCTTTTGGGTCGTTTCCTTAATGCTGGTTACAATGATTTTCTTTCTCACGGTAAAATATAAGAAAAAGTTATTTTATTAGGTTGGTTTTTAGTTATTAAGGTTTTAGATTGGTTTAAGGTAACAACTTATGGAGCAGCTGCCAGTGATGGTGGTTGCTCTCTTTTTTTTGTCTTGAAAATGCCTTAGAGTGTCAAATGTTAAAATTGCAAGCGGTTTAATGTATTTATAGTTTCGTATATGTAATTAAAATTGTATTTTGTGTTAAAAATGCGCAATCGGAGTAAAATAACGCACTAAAGACCTTGCAGTATGAAAATGAATTAGTATCTTTGCAGCGTGCTTTGTTGGTGCTGACACGCTTACAAGAATCAATAAGATTTTCCGTGGCGAAAGCCATACCACGATAATCCTTACCTAGATTTCGGTGTCAGACGAATGAAGGGTAAGGATTTCTTTTTAGAATCCTTGTTTTGAGTCGAAACATTCTTAGATTGCTCTAGGTTAGCAATGGGCAATAATTGTTGGAGTAGGCGAAACACAGATAAGGTAAACAAATAAGGAATTTATGGGAAAGCATTATTTACACATACGTATGGACTTGGTAAAGAAGTATACCTATGGTGCGTCATCGCAAGAAGTGAAAGCGCACAAGGAGACTCTTTGCTTTGCCATTTGGTGTAAGATGCAACGCAGAAATTCTGTAATATTTAACTTAACCATCAAGGATGTAAAGAAAAAACTCGGTGTAGGCTATCCAAAGGCAAGAAAATTGCTAAAGGATGTCAAGGAGGATGGACTCTTTACAGAACTTGGTAACGGGCGATTTATCGTGAATACGTTCCGTGATAAAGAAAAGAAGCCCAATAAAAAGGGCGGTCGCTTTCAAGGGGCTTACGTTTGTCGTATTCCTATTAATAAGGACTATAAGCTAAAGGAGTTATATTCTATAGTCAACAATATTTTGTACACATCGGTTATTAGTGGTGCTCGTCAAGACTGTTTTAACGTTGGCAACAATGATTGTGCTTGGCATCAACTAACTACTAACTCGTTTGCAAAGGTTGTGAATATGGGTCATGGCTCTATATGCCGAATCAAGAAGAATCTTATCTGCGAAGGTAAGATTAAGTCCACGTATGCGGAAATGCACATGGCAGATGATAGAAACGAGGGAGAGATGGAACGAACATTGCAAAGGTTTGGTCGTAGGAACTTTACGTTTAACGTAGGTAACCTGCACTATTTAATTATACCTTGCTCTTACTCTTTTGGAGACCGAGAGACTTCTATTGCTATCAAGCACAGAATCTATGGTTATAAATTGAAGGGACATCGAATGCAAATAAAGGAAAATGGCACAATAGGAAATCTACCTGATGACTTCTATGGTGGGTAAGTTCTATTTTGGACATTTTCATATTAGTAGTTAGTTGGAATAAGTATAGGAGTCTTTAAGAGGCTAACGTGTTCCTTGATATATTACGTGTTATTATTATATATACGAGATTATGAAGAAGATAGAAGAAAAGTACTTGGAATCAGAACATCAAGTTAGAGCTTATGATGTTTATCTGAGTTCATATCGTGTGAAAGGTGCAAATCGAGTGTTGGCTTATAGTCGATTGTATGATGGTGACAAATTCATTCGTGACAACTTCCTGGTCAACGAGCAACAAGCCGACAAAATAGAGGCTATGTTTGACTTGGTTAATAGAATATTGGAAACTTGTAAGGATATAGACTTGTTTACGATTCGTGTTTCAAACAAAACTTTTGCGAATTTAGTGAAGAATGCTGACTTTGCGGAAGAGTCTAATCGCTACTTTGGCAATATATCTAGATTTAAACGTCTGCTTGGCAAGAGGGAGGTGATAATTGTTATTCCCAATTGGTGTACCGCAAACAAAAAAGATTATGCTATTGACGAAATGGCAAAGGATTTGTATGCGAAGATACCATCTTCCCGAGTCTTTTCGGGTTTCTGTATAAAGAAAAATTGGATAGAAAAGGGCTTTATCGAAGATTTGTGGGACTTGTTATGGAAAAACGAATGGAGACAGAAAGATGGAAACTATTGTGATGATTGGCGAACATTGGCAGGTGCTTACAACTCCGTTTTGCGAACAGGCAAGAATGCAAAGTATGGAAAGGTTCAACCTAAGAAAGAAGAAACTGTTGTGGAAAGAAAAAGGCTTCTTCCAAACTATATTTGCTATACAGATGGTAGCTGCGATAACTATTCCACCCATAAGGCAGGTGGTTCTGCGTATATTGTTGTGAATACATCTACTGGTGAACTTGAAAAGGTCAAGACACACCATTGCTTGCATACTACCAATAATAGAATGGAGATGTTAGCGATAATATCAGCCGTTAATTATTGCCCGAAAGGTTCTGTCATAGAGGTTCGAAGTGATTCCAAGTACGCATTAAAGATGTTCCGATATACAGATTGGGAAATAGGCGCAGATATAAAGAACACAGATTTAATCAAGTTGTATCGTAAGTGTGCAAAGGATAAGCTTGTTATTTTGACTTGGGTAAAGGGACATAATGGCGATGATTTGAACGAGCAAGCGGATTGCTTGGCTTTTGGTGCATATGAGAAAGCATTAAAAGAGAATGGCTTACCAATGGCTCCTGAGAAGTATCGTGCTATGAGACGAGGCAAGCAGACGGTGTTTGAAACAGATAATTAAAGATAAATTTGATTTATTATGAAAGAGTTAAGTTTTGATAAGCTATACGTAAAGTTTAGCAATTTATATTGTGAGTATCGTAGTAGAAAGCAATTCTTGAAGTGGTTGAAATCCTCAAAGAATCTTTCTGAAGAGTTGTTTGAAGTAACGCCAAGTGAAGGTGGTTCGTTTGACGTTGTGTTGTCTTTTGAAGAGATAAAGGATGTATTCCCGATTATGGAGAATTCATTGCCTAAGTACGAAAACGATATAAAGCAAGTTCTTTTGGCTATAAAGGAAATGGGACAGCTTGAAGTTGCAAAGATATGGCATGAGGATGATTGGGGTGATGGCTTTGTAGAGGATTTTTGTAAAACCCATGATATTTAATGAAGATACGGACGTTTGAACTTTGTGCCGGATATGACTCTCAACTGATGGCTTTAGAGCGGTTGAAGAAGAAATATTCTGATTTCGATTACGAGTGCATCGGATGGTCTGAGATAGAGCCAAATGCAATAGCTTTGCATAATGCTTGCTTTCCTAGTCTATCCGGCAAGAACTTTGGTGACATGACCAAGATAGATTGGAGCAAGGTAGCCGATTTTGACTTGCTGACATATTCAACACCTTGCCAGTCTGTTTCGCAAGCCGGAAAGCAGAAAGGAATAGAGGAGGGAAGCAATACACGTTCCTCTATCCTTTGGTTCACAAGAAACGCCATTATTACCAAGAGGCCGAAATACCTCTTGATGGAGAATGTAGAGGCTTTGGTTCAAACAAAGTTCATAGGGTTCTTTAACAAGTGGCGCAAGGAGTTAGAATCATATGGATATATCAACTTCGCTAAGGTGGTAAATGCAGCCGACTGCGGTGTTCCTCAGAACAGAAAGCGTGTATTCATGCTCTCTATACGAAACGATGGTGATAAGATAGATTATCATTTTCCGAGAAAGACAAAACTAGAGAAACACTTGGTTGATGTCTTGGAGGAAAATGTGGATGAGAAGTACTTTTTTAGTGATGACTTGCTATGTAAAGAGAAATTTGTATCGAATGAATGGAAAGAACCTATGAGTGCAGCTATAAGAACTCGTTCTGAGGGGAAGTGGATAAAAGGCGAAAAGCATAGTTCAAAGGTCGAACTTGGAAAGAACATAGCCAATACCATTACATCTGCGAGCAAGGACTCCTTGGTTGTGCTTGGAGAGACAAGGTTGCGCATTAGGCGTTTGACTCCGAGAGAACTCTTCCGCTTAATGAACGTTGACGAAGAATACATAGACAAGATGCTTGAAAGTGGAGTGTCGAAGTCAAGTCTTCAAAAGGCTGCTGGAAATTCGATTGTCGTAGCTTGCATGGAGAGGATATTCAAGGAACTTTGGTTTTCTGAGAGTAATGTTAAGGTCGCTGATGATGGTCAGCTATGCTTATTTTAAATATTGACGATATGATGTTTTTAAATATTAACGAGAAAAAGGAGAAAGCAAATGCTATCTCATACAAGATAGATGAGTACATCTGGGGACGAAAGGATTTTGTTACCGATTGCCCCTATGGTGAGAAAGGCAGATACACCAATGCAATTAATAAAGTTGGTGATTTGGGGTGTAATACTTGTGAATGGCAGGTAAGACATGACCCAAGTACGCAAGTTGTGATGTGCTCCCATCCAAAGGTGTAGAAGAGCGAGATTAATAAACTTTTTAAGGATATGTGATATGGATAAGGAGAAATTAAAGAATGATTACGAGAATGCTTGCAATGCTTACTTGAAGGCATTCTGTGAGAAGCATGAATTTTACGGATTAGATAATCCGGAGACATTTTGGATAGGTGACCAAGTTGGAGGAATAGCTAATTGTGGCGATTTGACTTTCGATATGGCTACTATTGTAACAGATATTGAAAAGGAAGCTCCTGAAGAAGAGTTGTTGAAGTGGTACGATTATACTATTGAAGCTAGAGAGTTCAATTTGCCTGTTCCAAACTTCGACCATTGGCTTATGGGGTGTCCTATAACACCAAGTAAATGGTTCGAGATTATGCGAGCAAAGCGCAAGGAATTTGAGGACTTGTTGAAACAAGAAAATGAAAGGTTGAAAAATGGAAAGAAGTAATCTTTTTAATCATTTGTTGAGGATATTTGATGAAGGTCTCAGTATGAAGACTACCGAACTTGAATATGGTACACTTGAAGTTACTGTAGAGAATCGGAGCCAAGACAAGAAAATCACATTCTTAGCAAAGGGTATGGAGGATGCCAATCAGAAAGCAGCGGAATGGCAGGTTGGACAAATGCTCTTGAATTGCGATGATTTCGAGGAGATTGTTATGTTCTTGGCTCAAAGAAAGAAACTTAAAAAGGAAATGTCAAATGGATAAGAATTTTAGAAGTTGTTTTTGTTGCGTCCATTTCTTGGTAATACAAAATACAAGTATAGGAAATATTTTGAAATGCAAGAAAGGTAGCACTACGAAAGTACAAGGGAAGCGAGTGACAGAAATCGCTGCAAGATGCAAAAATTACAAAGCGTTAGGCACACGTTAAAGAACATAGTAAGATAAAATTAAGGATAAAGGTAATTGGCCGCATGAGTATTTGAGAAAGAGAAAAATGTAAAAAGTTTAAAATAAATGGTAGAAACTATATTAAACAATTAAAATACATTAATAATATAAAGAAACACATTAAAACGCTTGCGTGTTTCGAATATTCTTTGTATCTTTGCATTGCAATTAAGAAATAAAGGTTATTAATTTGAAAAGGTGAGACACACCATAAAAACTGGGAATGATGACAAAAAAGGAAATAATAAAACAATGGTTGGATGAGCCGAAAGTGAGATATTGTAATAATTCTAATTTCACTTTGGGTTATGGTGATGGCTGGGATTGGGTTAAAGATGTTCTACGACCAGCTATCACGAAGAACGCTATGTTTCTCAGATTCTTGGAGTATGGTTTCCGTGAGATAGAAGAGTTTTTGAAATCAAAAACCGGAAAACCGAGCGAAGAGGATTGTTCCTTGTATTCTGTTGGATATAAGGATGGTGTCAATGATGCCATGATTGCAATTAAGAATAGATTTGAAAATTTAAAATAGGAGGTTAAATGGATTTAGGAAAGGCGATTAAGACAATGAGGGTAAGCAAGGGCTTGACCCAACGACAACTTGGTAAGGCTATCGGTTGTAGTGAGACAAATATGTTGTTTATGGAGACCGGAAGAACGTTTCCACGTAAGAGTAAGATTGATGCAATATGCAAGGTATTGGAGATTCCGATGTCTTATTTGTTGATGTTCTCTATTACACCGGATGATATTCCGGAAGATAAGCAGAGTTTGTATACAAGCATCGTTGAGCCGATGCGTAACGAATTTATTAGGGAGTTGTTGCGATGAAGAGATGCTATTATTTTGTGGCTAAGTATGTCAAGAATGGCATAACACATACATGTACAGGTACACAAGAGACGATTGATGGCTATTTTGATTTCGTCAGTGCTGGAAATTTTATAGCACAGAAACATAATGTTGATTCAAAAGACGTAATTGTAACTTTTTGGTCTGAGATTAATTCAGTAATGTTAGATAAATATAAAAAGCATTAGAAAGCATAAAAAATGGTTGAATTCGAGTATGAAGGCAGTATCATTTGGAAAAATTACGATTTCCATTTTATGCCTTGTGTAGGTGATAAAGTCGTGATTAACAATCTTACATACAAGATTAAGTCTCGTGTGTTCAAGTGCCAAGGAAAGACAGTTAAAGTTGTTTTAAAAAAGGTTGATAATGAAAATACGAATAGTTAAATATGTTTGTGCCGATGGAGTAGAAAGAGGTATCTTGGAGTACCGTAACCATTGGTGGGAGAAGTGGGAGCCATTGCATCAGGACGGAAAGCTGGCTTATGTTTCATATATGGGAACGAAACCATATAAGTCATTGCAGGAAGAGTGCTTTGATGTACTTGGATTGAATGAAGAACAGATAAAGGTGCGTGAACAGATGTCCCGTTATATCTTGGATGCAGAAGAGGTATATGTTGGTGCTAGAATAGGCAACGAATATCATATCGGCTATGATGTTGATAATGATGAGAGTCTTGAAACGCTTAGAAATTTGGAGGAATAGTTATGATCGGAAAGATTTTTTCGGTTAATACCGATATTGTATATCGTAGAGAGGAGAGTTTGAATCTCTTCGAAGGCAAGAAAAAACTTGATAAGGTGGTGTCTGGTCGGGTATTCAAGGAACAAATCAAGTTGCTTGGTTTTACCATCAGGACAAAGTATTTTTATCAGATTTGCTGTCCACAAGTCAATATGAATGATACCCATGAGGTTATTGTATTGAATAAGGTCGAGGATTTGGTAAGGACAGAGTGCTATAACAAGGTTGTTGAATATTCTAATAGAAAACATCATGCCTAGTGTTAATTGTTTCAGAAGAGTTCTGTTAGATGTCGGTGGCAAGAAGATAATTATCAGTGTGCCGCATGGAATGACCGAAACCGAAGTAAACAAGGTTATGATTGTTACTAGAGGTTATCTTCAGCAATATGTCTATGTTGAAATGGTGTTGGCAGAGTGCTTCATGCAGAAAATCGAAAAGAGTATTCTGAAGAAGAAATGCGTTAGGTTTGAAGTGAAGAAGAAGTGGGTGGACTGCAAGAAGAACCTTCGCAAGGCGATTAAGTATTATGACGCTTATGTTCCTAATGCAGATTTCAATAACGAATTCGCAATGACGTTCTATGACAAGATTAGTGAAGACTTGTACAAGTTGCGAGATAAGCTTGCGGTGAGGTTACAGAACTTAGGGATTGGTGAAAAATCGGGAGTTTATGCGAATGCAATCATCCTGTACAATCTGACCAACCTTTGTTTGGGAACTTACGAGAATATCATCCGTAAGCTGTATGAAGATTTGCATGTTAACTTAATGCAAGCGTTCAAGGATTTTGCTCCTATCTTGGCCTTTGAAAATTCTTATGACTTCATGGCATTGGTGATGGATAAGGATTTCAAAAGATTGGCTGACCATTTGATGACTAAAGAGATTCTTTCTTATTTCGATAAGGTGAGAAACGGTGTCTTCAACGAACAGACTTTGAATGCAGCCGCTGTAAATGCGACAGAAGACTTGAAAGACGATGAGAAGGATTTGCAGAAAACTTATATCGGAATTAGTGACTTTATGAAGAGTGACTATCCTTTGGAGAGTGTGACATCTAAGAAAGCAAGCTAATGAAAATCGAACCAAGTGAGTTCTTGCCTATAGGTAATGAATTTCAGAAAATCTTCGGAATAAGCTTTGGAAAATTCATTGATATGCGGTTTCTTTTAGCGAGAAAAGAGTTAGTCTTCAATCTGCTGAAGTTCACAGATTGGCTTGAAGAGTGCTATCCGGATGAGTGTTCCATTGATGGAGTGAGCTATAATGCTGTTGTCGAGCGAAAGTTTGGTAAGCGAGGTGTTAAAATGATTAAGAAGTTGATAGGATGAAGTACATTCAAGTTCCGGAAGCCTTTGATTAGGCTACAGCGATTATCCATTCAATCGTCCGGAGCGGATTAGCCTCAGCCACGAATGGACTTAGGAAGCTACGTTAGGGATGAATGCATAGGCACGTCAGGATGTCCGTCCAAGTTCTGCCCTCTGCGGTTCGTGGTTAAAAGTGGCGAAAGCTGCGGTGCTGCGGACAAGAAACCATCCTGTAACATTGGCGATGGGCGCACAACCCCACTTTGGTGGGAGATTTATTTATTAATTTAAATTGATTTTTATGATTTATGTAAGGAGCAAGGATGGTCAGGCATTGATGCCAAGCGAGCGTGGAGGGAGGATAGGCTATCTTCTTCGCCACGGCAAGGCTCATGTAGTCAGCCGTGTTCCGTTTGTCGTTCAGTTGGATTATGAGAGCACCACCTATACGCAGGAAGTGAGCCTTGGCATTGATGCTGGCTCAAAGCACATTGGCGTTTCGGCTAGTTCCGAGAAGAAGGAGCTGCTAGCAGCGCAGGTTGAGTTAAGAAGTGATGTTGTGAACTTGCTTTCTGCTCGCATGGAGTTGAGACGGACAAGGCGAAACCGCAAGACACGTTACCGCAAGTCTCGTTTTGACAACCGCAAGCGAATGGATGGTTGGCTAGCACCTAGTGTTAAGCAAAAGGTTGAGAGTCACTTGAAGGTTATCCGATTGGTTCATAAGTTACTTCCAATAACGAAGACAACAATCGAGGTTGCTCAGTTTGATGCGCAAAAGATTAAGAATCCCGACATCAAGGGTGATAAGTATCAGCAAGGCGAGCAGATGGGCTTTTGGAACGTGAGGGAGTACGTCTTGGCAAGGGATGGACATAGGTGTGTTCATTGCAAGGGCAAGAGCAAAGACCCTATCTTGAATGTTCACCATTTGGAGAGCCGCAAGGTTGGTGGCAATTCCCCATCCAACTTGGTTGTTTTATGCGAGACCTGCCACAAGGCTTACCATCGTGGTGAGTTCGACTTGAAAATCAAGCGTGCCACAACTTTGCGTGATGCGGCGGTGATGAACATTATGCATTGGTCGGTGTATGAACGAGCCAAGGCTGAGTTTGGGAATGTGTACTTGACCTATGGTTACATCACCAAGCATACTCGCATAGAGAATGGTATTGCCAAGACCCATGCAGCCGATGCTTTCTGTATTGCTAAGAATGTAAATGCAATGCGGTTGAGTTTCTTCTTCATGTGTCGTTGTATTCCCCGTCATACGAGAGTCTTGCATGTTGCCAACCCTAAGAAAGACGGCATCCGCAGAAGCACGATTGCCTCTCATAAGATAGGCAAGTCTCGTTTTCAGCGTTTCGACATGGTACGCTGGAGAGGCAAGGAATGCTTTATCTTTGGCAGTACTCACGGAAGGCCTGTTTTGTGTGACATCGAAGGCATTAAAATGCACGATAAGCAAGCGGTGAACATCAAGACGATAAAGTTTTTGAAAAGATTGAGAAATGATATTTTAGTGGAAGAAAAGACTTCCGAAAGTTTTCATAACTACAAATAGCCTATCGCTAATGGTTGTTCCCTTGGGCAGGGAGATAGTTAATACCGCATCGTAAGATGTGAACACTTAAAATTTGCCGACAACCATTGGCACTTTAATTATAAAACAGGTGAAAGTTCTTGCCGATTTCCTTGCATATATGAAAGAAATTTCGTATCTTTGCAAGTGAATTTCGGTGAGACACACCTTTCAAAAACTGGTTAAAATTTAAGAATATGATTTCATACAAGTACAAGCTATATCGGACGAAGAAGACGAAGCATTTGGATAAGATGCTCCGTGAGGCTTGCTATGTTTGGAATCACGCTCTTGCCTTGCAGAAGAGATACTATAAGCTGTATCACAAGTACATTCCAAGATTTACTATGTATAAGCATTTCTCTAAGTGTTATAAACCAACATTGCTTAATTGTCAAACAGTTAGGGAGGTGTTGGATAGATTGGATATATCTTACAAGCGTTTCTTCAAGCATGATGCGAAGCGTCCACCAAAATTTAAGAAAGCAATAGAATTTGGTTCATTTGCCTTTCAACAAAATGGCTATTCCCTTAGTGGAAACGAGTTTGTGATAAACAAGATAAAGAAGTCATTTAAGTTCTCTCTGAGCCGTCCCTACGATGGCAAGGTCAAGAGGGTGTCGGTCAAGCGAAACAAGTTGGGCGAGTACTTTATCGTCCTTTGCTTAGACAAGCAAGCCGAGTCTTACGGAAAGTCACATGATGGTGCATCCGTGGGCATCGACTTTGGATTGAAGAAGTACATGACTTTGAGCGATGGGCGTGAGATTGATAATCCTCAGTTCCTTAAAACTGACTTGTTGGAGCTTAGACGCAGGTCTCGCAACCTCTCGAAGTGCAAGAAGGGCAGCAATAACCGCAAGCGCAAGAAGCTGGAGTTGGAGCGATTGTATCAAAACATCGTGAACAAGCGTTCCGATTTCCAGTGGAAGATGGCGCATGAGTTGTGCAAGCGTTATGACTTGATTTGCTTGGAGGATTTGAACTTGGAGGGAATGAAGCGTAATTGGGGACGCGAGATGTCTGACTTGGCCCATGGTGATTTTGTCTTGAAGTTGGAACACGTTGCGAAAAAATATGGCGTTCAGGTTCATAAGATTGACCGATTCTTCCCTTCGAGCCGCCTTTGTACTTGTGGTTATAAGAATGATAAGCTGTCATTGAGTGATAGGGTTTGGACTTGTCCTATTTGTGGTGCAGTTCATCCTAGAGACCTCTTTGCAGCTGAGAATATACTTCGGCAGGGCATTGCCGAATTGGGTAGTGGTAGTAAGCCGTCCGAGCAATCGCAAGGGTGCAGCCACGTTAGTCACCCAACAATTCCTTGCAAGTAGCGAGGGAGTATGTCATCAAACCAGGTCACTGGGGAGGTGTTGACACCAACAAGGGTTTAAATCCCTTGTCATCCACTAATTTTAAAAGGTTAAATTATGAATGAGTATTGTGAGAATTTGATTTCAAATGGAGTTCCTAGCTGGATAGTAGAGGAGGCTTATAAATTTACAATTGAGCCTTTGAAATCAACAGAAGGCTTGGTAGGAATTGATAAGGAAAATAGTGAGCTATATAGAAATGTCATTATCGCAGCCTACATTGAGGGTGCTAGTGCTACATTGGTAAAAGTGCAAAGATATTATGGCGGTGAGGAACATAGTTAGACAATGGAACGAGGCAACAGAAGGATATTCGTACCGCTTTAAAGGTGGAGATATTTTCCTCCGGTTGGTTAAGGCTGAAGGCAGTTATGAATTGCGTAACCCTATAGGTTATGGTGTTCAAGTAGTCAAATGCAAAGACTTGGATGAAGCAGATACAAAAGCCAAGGAAGTGCTAGAAGCGTTTTTTGAAGACAAAGTAAACATAAAAGTTATTTGATTATGGACTTAGAAATGTTGATTGATAAGATAGACTTTAGTCAAGGTGCAAGGCAGATAGCCAAGCAAGCCTTGGAGTTGGGAATGAAATATCAAAAGGAAGGTGCTTGGCATTCGGTTGAAGAATTGCCGGAGTACAACAGACGCATTGTCGGTCTGACTAAGGTTCGTAAGCGTTTCAAGCATCTGAATTTCTTAGGCGAGGAATGGTGGAATAGGTTCACGAAATCAAACGCCATCTATAAATGGGCTTATGTGGATGATTTGATATGATAGTAATCGTAGAAATCCATAATGCTATTTTGTTTTAAAGGTTTGCCCCATCACTATATAATAATGTAGTGGTGGGCATTTTTTTTGTGTTAACGTCAGTAAATTATCGGTGTTATATGTTATGATATATTAAAGAACAAAAGAAACACATTAAAAAGTTTGCATATTTCGGATATTCTTTGTATCTTTGCATTGTAATTAAGAAACAAGGTTACTAATTTAAAAAAGGTGAGACACACCACAAAAACTGTAAGAAGAAAGTGGAAAAGAATAATGTTTATGTAGAGGTGTTGGCAAAGATTGCCAGCCTCATGGGTAGAACAAAGGAGTCTATCCAGATGTCGTCTTCAAATACTCATACGAGTATTACGATGTTTGCCGAAAATAATAGCAAGATTATTGGAAATTGGTATTTTGATGCTTCCGATAGCAAGGAGTTGGTGGATGCTACCTTCAATGGTCTGAAGGCTTTGGTTGAGTCTCTTGAGCACAATAAGAGCAATGACGGACAAGCAGCGTAAGTACATAGAAAGTCTTATCAAGAAAGTGTTTCGTAATGCAGATTCGCAGAGCGAAATACTTTCCAGATTGGATAGGGTTAAGATTTCAAGCCATCAAGCTTCAGTAATGATACATGCATTGAAGTTAGAGTGCAATATCGGTCGCTCCGTTCCGGCATATATGTTAATGGCAAACAATCTAAATTCAAAAATGGATGAGTTCTTTAGTATATTAGGGTACGATGAATGACGTATTCTTCAAGAAGAAAAGAAGTTGATATGAAAAAGGTAATTATGATAATAGCCGTTGCCGCCATTTTGGTAGGTTGCAAAGGTAAGGGTACAAGAGTCCAAATCTCGGATTCTGTTGACAAATTCAAGGTCGAGAAATTGTTTGTTGTAGATAGTATAACAGTGTACAGGTTTTATGACCAAGGAAATGCTATCTATTTCACTAACCGGAAAGGTAGGGTAGATGCAACCCATTCTGAGTACAATCCGGTTACTCATACATACAATGACGAGGTTAACGAAACTTTATGTGAAGGAGACTAAAAAATGGAAAAGAGATTAACTAAGGAAGAGTTCCTTAAGGACTTATGGCATACTGCTAGCGAAAAGCCAAACATTAAGCAAGGAGAATGTTGCGTTACATGTTTGGTTAAGTTCAAAAACGGAAGTACGGAATTATGTGTATATTTCCGTAATCCAGAAGGATGGGTATGTGATGATATGACTCCTAAAGATTTTAAAAGATATTTTAAGGGATGGCTCTATATTGATGATTTACTTCCAAAGGAAGGAGGTAATCAATGAAATCATTTGTATTTGATGTTATGCTCAACGGAAGATTTGTTTGCACATTGAAGTATAAATATTGTGCGCTCTTCCCGATAGATTTTGAAGATTTAACAAAGTTCATCCTCAAAAAGAGACCTACTTTGAGAGGAAAGGACTATAGAATAGCGTTTTGATTATGAAAGAGTTTGAAGTTGGAGAAAGAGTAACTCTTGAAGTTACTGAGACGGATAAAGAATCTTGCAAAGGGTGCTTCTTTGATAGTAAGAAGTTTTGTGAAGTATGGCAGCTATACCCTTGTAGCATCAAAGAACGCTCAGACCATAAAAATGTAATTTTTAAAGAAGTTAAGGAGTAAAGAGATATGTTATACGAAACAAAACAGGGAAGTAAGGCTTATGAATACATTAAGAGTATTCTCGATGCTGAAGAAAAAGAGCGTCAAGCCTACATGAAAAGAGTGGAAGAAGCCGTAGGCTTCGAGTTTGAAAAATATCAGGGCTATCAGCCTAACAGAACTATCGCAAGAGAGTACGAGATTACTGCTATATGGGTTCTTTCTGAGCGTTACGATACGCTAGATAAGAAGGTTTGGAAGAAGATAGACGATGTAAAATTGGAGGATGGTTACTATGTAGCTATAGCACCTAACAAGCGTAGTAAGCAAGGTAAGGCAATAGCAGAAGTACTTACATCATATAAATCCTTTACTCATCATTTCAAGATATTGAAGGAACTGAATATCGAAGTTCCGCACGTCAGCCGATTCTCCGTCACCCAGCTTTTACGTCACAAAGACCGCATTTTCGTTTACTTTGATGATAGTATTAGAGCTGAGAAGCAAAATCCAGACTTCGTGGAAATCACGATAGGTGAGTATGAGGATTTCATTAATAGCAAAGATTAGAGCGTATGAATAAATTAGAATATATTCCAGGAGATATAGTAAAAATTGAATATGGAAAAGCTACTGGAAAAATAGGTTTCGTAACAATTACTTTTTTAAGAAGAAAAGGTTGCTATAGTCTTGTTGTATTTATTGGTAAAGGGTTTCAAGGTTCTTCTAAAGACGATTGGATTCAAACTTATAATGATGAGGTATCTCCGATTCCTCTCACTACTGAGATTCTAGAGAAGAATGGATGGGAGAGAAAAGTGATGAGCAGAGGAATAAAGAATAGTCATTTGGTATATACAAAACCCGATATTGAAGAATATGGATATTTCCCTATCTACATAGAAAAAGGTATCGGTAAAGAGTTTGATGTATATCTGTTTACATACAACAATGTATGTACACAAATTGCATACATTAAGTATGTTCATCAACTTCAGCACCTCCTCTTCGGTCTAGGACTTAACTCAGAAATGGAGGTGTAGGTATGGAAAAGAATGTTATACTATCCGATGAAGAGTTGGAATTACTCATAACAAGCTTGCATTGTGTTGATGAAAAAACTTACAACTGTTTTACTCGAACAAATACACCTTGGAGTGAAGCTAAAGAGATGAAAGAAACTCTAAGAGTAAAACTCATAAGAGCACAACTTAATGTTTAACGCCTTCGGGCATAAAAGATATTAGTATGAAAATAAGTGATTTGGTTAAAAGTTTAGAGAAAATAAAGGCAAAACACGGAGACTTACCTATTGCTTTTGAGATAAGCGATGATGATTGCTGTCCTATAAAGAAACTACACGTCACAAAGGTATATGACGATGATAGTACTGTTTCAGAAGCAGGTTTCTGTGAGGTAAGAAACTTAGGTGTAGGAGATAAGTATTTAAACATTAGCGATATGTTAGGTGGTTAACGCCTTCAGACATAAATAAATAGTAATATGAATGCAACAGAAGCAAAGAAGACGCTATTTGAGATTAGAAAAAATCTTATTGACGATAAGCAGAAGCATGCTATTTGGTTAGCAATCAAAGCTATTGATTATTGCGTAAGATTAAAGAAAGGATATAAATAGATAGTAATATGAAAGCAAGTGAGTTGATAGGGCATTTGCAATCTTACATCAGCTTCGTAGGCAAAGATTGTGAAGTACTTGTATTTGACAAAGCAGATATTTCTTGTGATATTAACGAGACTACCAGTGATGGCGATTATGTGTTTCTGCACATTTCATCTGATAAATACACAACGAAGATACCAATGTAACTAACCGTCCCTTATGGGATATAAATATAAGGAATATGAAGGAATTAAGAAAGAAAACATTTAAAAATGGGGTCGTGTATTGTCTTCAGTTAGAAGATGGCTTTCTTGTTGAAACTACAGACACGTTCTTACCTTATTACACCAAAGATGCAATAGGCAGACATCAGAATAAGCTCGACAACAATGAGCTTGGCGACCGCACGGAACGTTGGATGATAGGAGTATCTACAATGAGTGGGTGTCCAGTAAGATGCAAGTTCTGTGCTACAGGCAACATGAAACGTTATCGCAATCTTACGGCAGAAGAAATTGTTGAACAGGTTGAATTTGCCATCAACAAGGCAGGTGCTGACCCAAGCAAAGCAAAAGAGTTTAAGATTAACTATACTCGTATGGGCGAGCCATTCCTCAATATTGATGCAGTCAAGGATGCTATCCGCATTATTACTGAGAAATACCCAAATACTCATCATTACGTATCAACGATTGGCATTAAGGGAAGCGATTTCTCTTTCATTAAGGGAAATATTACGTTACAGATTAGCTTACATTCATTTGATGATGACAAGCGTAATTGGTTGATTCCTTACAAGAACAAGATGACTATTCAAGAGTTAGGTCAGATTCGCACAGAAAGCAATCTGAAGACTACAATCAATCTTACACTTGTTGACACTTCCGATTTTGATGCGGAAAAGCTGAAAAAATGGTTTGATAAGGAGCATTTCTTTGTAAAGTTATCTCCTATCAACGTGAATAACATATCAGAAAAGAATCATCTAGGAACTGGTGTAGTAGAAGGAATTAATTTAGTATGAAAAAGGGAATTTTTAGATACCGGATTATTACAAATCTGAATTGCAACATGAATGAAAGTACAGGAGTAAACGGAAATTGTTACTTCTGTTACCAAAAGTTCAAGTCACCATTGCGCTTGGATTGTGATAAGATGGAGAAAACATTGAAGAAGGTTGGCGTTCTGAAAAGAGCAACTATCATGGGAGGCGAAAGCTTGCTCAATCCAGATTTGGTAAAGATTGTAAAGATAGTCAGCAACTATACGTCAGATGGTATTTGCCTTGTTACAAATGGAATACTGCTTAATGAGGACATCATCGTAGCATTGAAAGATGCTGGATTAACTGAGGTTGCTATCAGTGTGTCTTCTATCGAGCAGTACGAAAGACGTAGAGACATGGCACTTCAGTGTAAAGAGATTATTCCAAACACAAGAATAAACATTCCTAAGTGTAAGGAAAGCTTGAATCCACAATTGTTGGAAACAATACTGGAAGATGGCTTCTATAGCATTGTTTGTGAAGATTTACAGGCTAGATATGGTGAGATAAGACTCCCAAAAGGTTCTGTAAAGGTTGGCGATGACGGGTATGGATTTTACGATTACAAGTGGAATGGTCATACATTTGGAGTATTTGGCAATTATGGGAAGTACAACCGAAGTGATATTATCGTAACTCCTCTTGGAAATTTCTGCGATTGGGAAAAGTACTGCAAGGCCGTTAAGAACAATGAACTTGTAAGAAGAAACAATCATATTGATGATGACAAAATTGTGCATTGATTTCGGAAGTGGCTATAATCCAAAAACTGGATATAAAACTTGCGATGTAACAACCCTTCCACAATTGGACTTCCTGTATGATGGAAAAGATGAGATTGTCGGACTAAGAGAAAAATCAGTAGATGTATTCTATCTAAGAAACGTTGTTCATCATATCCCAGACTTACAGAGAACCTTCACAACCTTGAAGAAGTATCTGAAGGTAGGTGGAAAGCTGGTTATCATTGACTGCAATCAAGGTCATTACAAGACAAATGTATTTCTTGACAATTTGTGGTATAGATTTGTTGGCAACAACCACGAAATCTTTATCAGTAAACAGTATAGAGATTACATCAATGTTTTGATCAAGTTAGGCTTTAAGCAATTATATTATAAATCATTTAAAGAAAAGGAGATTACTAAGTATGAATGCAATTAAGAATCAATTGGAAAAGATGGGTTACGATTATGCAGTAGCAATCGCAACAAAGGCTGAAATTGAGAATGGAGCTGCTTGTGGTCAGCTCGCTATTATTTGTGAGTAAGTAATTAATCACCCTCTCCTGTAAAAGGGAGAGGGTAAAAAGAAAAGAATATGAGATTAAGTGAATATAAAGCAGGTACTATCTTAGTTGCTAGTGATGGTAAAGTGTTTATCCATGATGGCTTTGTTAACGCTGATGGATATGGTGTGATAATTGGTGAGGATTCTGATGGAATGATTCAGAAATCCAATGGTATTGGCAATTGGATGAAGTGTCACATTAAAGGTGTTGCGACAAAAGAACAGATTCGTGGGTTCTTTGCCAAGGTTCGTAAAACACAGAAAATTATCAATTACTAAGGAGGGTAAAAAAAAGAAGAGAATATGGATTTAGTAATTACAATATTAGGTTGGATTGCATTAGGTGTTATATCTGCTTATCTGTTAGCAATAATAGGTAAAATAATCTTTGATGCTGCAACCGCTGATTATAAGTTATACAAGCATGTAAGATTGTGTCGCAAGAGATTGCTAAGACAGCGATATGAAGATTACGCTTGGCTGTTATTCCAGTTAGAGAAAGATACGGAAGTTTTCAATCTTACTCATAACACAAGAGATTGGACTTTTGAAGATTGGAGAGAATTTTATCTTAAAAAAGCTAAGGAGGATAAGCAATGACTATAACAATACCAATGTGGCTACTATATGTCGTAGGAGGCATTGTAGCAATCGTATTATTATTTTGTTCGTATGTTGGAATAATTTTTCTGTGGGGTTTTTATGACCCTTTTAAAAAAAAATAGAAAATGAGCAAAGATAAAGCGATAGTTCACATTAATAATGTTTCCAAGATGATTGGCTTAAAAAGAATAAAATTAAGTGAAGGCACTATAATTCATATTCAAAATGAGTTAGTCTTGGCACTTAAAGAGTTGGAGGATAGAATATGATACAAAAACAGACATGGAAGGATGAAATCAGAATTTTAATAACTGATGAAGAAAATCATGGCTCTGTTCAAATATCTATTCCATTATATGTTAGCGATATTTTCGGCAAGGCTGATGCTCTAATATACGCTCTTTGGGTTGATGTTGTTTATAGAAGAAATGGTGTTGCACAACGCCTGTTACAACTCGCAGAACAACAGGCTAAGTTAAATGGAGTGAAGACAATCGGATTGGAATTTGTTAAAGATGAATCTGATAGATTTGTTCTAGATTGGTATCTCAGTAGTGGTTATAAACCATTTGATAAGAAAAGTAATTTATTAATTAAAAAAATATAGTATTAGTTATGTCATGGTTAGCAGTAGATAAAGGTGGCTGTGAACATATTTTTGCAGAAAAACCTTGCAGAAATGAAAGTAATACATTATGGATTTGCTCTGTCGTATATTTATATGGGCAGAGGTACGCAAATACCGGTTGCTGTTACCTTCCTAAAGGAAGCATTAAGAAGCTCATCGGAAAAGAATTGTCTTGGAAAGATGAGCCTGTCGAACTTAAAGGAGAATAAGTAATGAATGAAAAGATTCAAAAATGTCAAACTTGTTATTATGATAATAGGTGTTATTGGCAAGAGTTAGCAGACCATATTCCTATGGATTGCAATGACTATAAAAAGAGGGATAGGAAATGAGCAAAATGAACGTCAAAAAGTCTCTTCTAGATGTTGTTAAAAGCAATAACTTAGAGATACTAAAAATAGATTTATTCAATGATTTTGAGTTGTTCGTAAGGGAAGGCACTAGGGAACGTAATGAGTATTGCAAGACTTATGCAACATTAGACGATTTGGATTTTGATGTAGAGGCTTTCTTGCTTAATGATGAAGTACGTGGAATTGTATACTGCCAAGATAAAGACACAAAAGAACCAGTGTGGATTGAACCTTGGAGTGACGAATGCTATTCTTGGTGGCAGATTAGTAGAGTTCCTGCCTTCTATAAGGATAGACTTAAAGATTTAAATATGAAAAAATATGAGTAAAGTATCGGCACTAACAATTATTGATGATATGATTGAAAACTATACTAGAATGATGAACGCAGGAAATAAGAAAGTTCTTGTAGTTCACGCTAGAAGTTTTCTAAAACTAATCAAGCAAGAGTTAGAACTTAAAGAAGAATAGTTATGGAAAGAATATTCGAAGTAAATATTAGAGTTACTATTGATTCTAAGTGCAATGATAGTGACGATAATATTATAGAAGAACTTATGTATGGAGCAGATAAATATTTCTATCCATATTGTTGTAATAATGAACATATAGAGCATACTAATAGTACTGCTCATAAATTAAATAAAAAATGAAAAGTATGCACGAAGAATTTATAGGAGCAGGAGTAGCTAACTTGTTTATTGAACGAATGAAGTTAGAAGGATGGTTGCCAATTAAAGAGTATTTCAAGATGAAAAAACTTGGAATTGAGCTTGATTGGGTAATGGTTCTTACTATGGAGAATGATGGATTTATCGCAATACCAATGGTAGCAGAATATCGTGTTCCACATAAAGATAGTGGGCGAAAATCTGGTTGGTATAAAGACGAGATTGATAATCCAAACAGGAGAATTGATGATTGGACTAATGTAATTATGTTCAAGCTTATAGATAAGCCTTATGTTGACGGAATAAGAGATTCTATTCTTGACAAATAAAGAGGCTGAAGGTATTACAGATACTCATGCTTATAATTTGTCTTTCAATGAGGCGGTTATTAAACAATGTAAGGGAATTAAATGATTTTAGCGTATGAAATTAGAAAATATCAAATTCAAGGCCAAGCGTCTTGACAATAACACTTGGGTAGAAGGTTACTTCTGTGTTGAATGTGGTAACACTTACATCATCGAGGATAGGCAGAGTGAATCAATGCTTAATAGAAACGAGGCACATCAGGTTGACCCTTCAACAGTCTGTATGTTCACAGGACTGACAGACTGCAAGGGAAGAGAAGTTTGGGAAGGAGATATTCTACAGGATGTTGATGATGACAATATTAAGTATGTTGTTACTTTTGGTGAAGGCGCATTCTTTGCGCGAAAGGTAGGTCTATATACAGGTATTCCTCTTCACGAATGTGTAGGTAGTTTGGGTAATGATGTAATAACTTATGCAAAAGTTGTTGGTAATAAATTCGATAAAGAGAAGTAGCGTATGAATATAGCAATTTTATATCTTAGTATGAGTTTTATCTACATCTTGCTTGTTTGTTTGGATGGAGAAGATGTCAAACCAAAATGGAAACAATGGCTAGCTGACCAACTAGGCATCAAACCAAAGATAGAGGTTAGATACATAAAGCCACAAGTTATGAAGCTTCGTTCAAGAGTTACAATGTCAAATTTTGAAATGCAATACTATTGCCGTGACAAATCTGGCATGGAGCAAATGAAGAGAAGAGCAATAGAAAGTGTGTATGATGAAATTCTTAAGGGAATGAAGGAAAATGGATTGGTTTCCATTTCGCAATATAAAGACATCTATACAAATAGCACAATTTACGAGGGGACATGTAGTATTTATAAAAACAAGTAGTATATGAAGATAAGACAAGCTAAGAAAATCTTGAATATGATGGCGAAAGGAACGGACACACGTTACTTCGATTCAAAATATACATTCAAGAAAGAGAGTAGATTCATTCCTAGATTAAAGAATCTCTATCAGAAAGCAACTATCAGATGGAATAAGGTAAATATGCCGAGTGCTAACGTTAGTTTGTTTCGTTCAATTTTGAGAACTTCAAAGGAATGCGGTCGTTGTAAACATTTCAATGGTATGTTTGCAGGAAGATGTACTAAACTACATAAGTATGTTGAAAGCAGCGATTGGTGTCATGGAACGTTTTTCCATAGAAAGTGAGGTTGACATGAAAATAAGACAAGCTAAGAAGATAATGAAGAAAGTCTATAAAACCCGATATTGGGCTTATAGGCAAGGCTATTATTGCGGCAAGAAGGATGCTGGAAAGCTAGCCGGAGACCATCGTTTGTTAAAGGCTATGCGTCTTACAAAGAAGTGGAAAAGCCGCAAGATACGAAACGAAGCGAATAAAATGTTGAAGAAAAATCCGTTAAAACCGAGAGAACTTCAACGTAGTGTTTTAAGATTGAAAAGATATGGATGTAGCAAAGCTTAATCAGGAAATTTTAGGCGTAGATTTGGAATACAAAAACGTCTATATTGATGCGGAGAACACAAGAATGATACGTGCCAAATTACCTGATGGGTATTGCGATTTGGTTCGCACAGATGTGTGGAATGGTCGTGTGAATCATCCGGAAGAGCATGATATTGTAAAATATACGGCAATCTCTTGGTATATGGAAGAATTTGTCGGTGGAGTTGATTTAGGTCGCAACTACATGCATGCTAAATATAAGTTCTTTGAGTTGGTTGTGAATAAAAAATATATTTTGGAAATGAAACATAAGAAAAATGGAAATGCTAGATAATAAGTTAATCATAGATATTCCTAAAGGAATGGAAGTGGACATTGAAAAAAGTGACTTGAAAGTGGGCATTATAGCATTCAAGAAGAGACCCTTCAGCTATGAGGATGTTATATCTACTTTAATAGACCGTGGCCTTAGCCCAGTCGTTGCTAATGTTACTAATAGTAATGTAGAGAAAATTGTTGCATTGGATAAGTTAATGGATATAGCTAAGTGTTATAATGGAGATTGGAAACCGGATTGGAATTCTAATGAACATAAGTATAATATCATGCGAACCCGTGAATATGGTATTACTTCTTGTAGTAGTTATAACGAGGGAGCTATTTACTTCAAGAACAAAGAAAATGCCCAAGCCGTTATTGATAATCCGAATTTCAGAAGCATTCTTGATGCAATCTATAAGGACTAAGGCTTATGAAGGAAATGTTCTTTAAAAGTGTAAAGTTCCGTGAAGTTCAGCATTTGGCATTCTCGGATGAATATATAACTGCATACGTATCGGTGAACCATGTTCCTAAGATATACCTAAGTGTAAATACACCTCGTGATGAATATGGGTTTGTGAAAGGTAAATCAAAGCGTTACTTTAGAGTGGGGTTTGGAAAATGGCTCACCGAACGAGTGTTTGTTAAGAAATATTTTAGTGAAGAATAAATGAATATAAAAAAGTCAGATATGGGAAATAAGATTAATGTAGCGGAAATCCTAAAGGATAAGCCGCAAGGAACTAAGTTGTACGACTTATTACGCAATATAGACGTAGAGTTAGATAAAGTCAACACAACAGACGTTGGTACTTATATAGAATGTACATCAACTAATGAAGTAGGCAGTACTCTTTTGTTTGATTATTCAAAACTAGGTACAGAAAAATGCTGGCTTGCAGGCTTACGGATTCTCCTTCCTTCTAAGAATATGCGTGACTGGGGCAAGTTCGCCTGGAAGAAGGGCGATTTGCTTATCAATAGTTGTGGATTTCAGTGCATTTTCAAAGAATGGGCATCTGATGATTATACAAAGTTCAACGGATGCTATTCTAATAGCAGGGATGGTTACGAAGACGTATCAAATGCAGAAACAGCTAAGTTTGTCAAGTTAGAAAACAATATTGCCTATGGATATGTCAGAGAGATTGAAAGAAAATTAGGTGGCATACTAAACCTTGAGACTTTGGAGATTGAGAAGACTCAGCCAGAGTTCAAGGATGGGGATATAGCTTTTGCCGACTATGGTAATAGACAAGATGTATTTATAGTATCAGATAAAACTGATTTATCAGAAGGTTATAGCTCATTTATTTCTTTAGATTTAAGTAGTCTAACTTTGAGTATGGGCTATAGAACTTGTTTCTTTAAGAAAGACCTTTGTAAACTTCGCCTTGCCACTGACTCAGAGAAAAAACAGCTATTCTCAGCTCTCGAAAAGAAAGGCAAGGTTTGGGATGCTGAGAAGAAAATGATTGTGAACTTGAAGCCAAAGGTAGAGCTGAAACCATTCGATAATGTGTTGGTTAGACATCAAAAAACTGAGGAATGGCGTGCAAATATATTTAGCCATACAGATAAGACAGATGAATATCTTGACTATGTATGTGTTAATGGTAGATGGGAGTTCTGCATCCCTTACGAAGGCAACGAATCATTGTTAGGTACAACTAAAGATGTGGAGGTAAGTTATGGACGAAGCTTTTAAGAAAGAACTTATAGAGCATTGTAAAAGGCAAATGCAACGCTTTGAGAGAATGGGAAGAACAGATTCTTTCGCATATAAAGAACATGCTGTTTTACTTAGTTTTCTTGAACGTCCATATTTACATTTTTAATACAACAATAGTTATGATAGACGATAAGAAAATAGAAGGAGCCGCAAGAAGATACAGCAAAGTGACGGATTGTGATAAGGAAGAAGCCTTATTAATTGAAGAAGGCTTTAAGGAAGGTGCTGAGTGGGCTATCAATGATTTCTTGAAGAACTTGTGGCATCAAACAAATAAGGAGCCAGAAGGATATGATGAATGGATATTGCTGCACTATAGTGTAGGCAACTATTATTCATTAGCTCAAGTCAAAGAATTCAAGTCTTGGAAAGGATTTGTTGAGAATATGCCTATAGACGGGTGGTTCTATATTGATGATTTATTCTCAAAGGAAGGAGGTGAATGCAAATGACCGATGCAGAATTTAATAAGTTTGTGCTTATGCTAGAGAATGAAGCGTTTCGGTTTTCGAGAAGCCAAAACGAATTTAAGGAACATCGAGTAGTGATAGAACAGTCTTTCAAGATAGGAGGGATGTTCATCCTTCGAGAGTTGGAAAAGTATTTTAATCAAAATAAGTAAGCGTATGATATTATATGAGAATCAATGTTTTGAGCTTTTAAAAGCTTTGTGTTATAGTGTCCCACAGAATCCAAATGTCGGTAGGTTTGAGATTGCAAACGTGATACTTGACACATTACAAAAAATAAAAGATGCTGATTAACAGCTTTCGGGCACAAATTTAAAGATAATGACAAAGGAAGAAATATTGGAAAAGGCATCTGATTTTGAGGATGAAGATGAGTTTGTGAAGTGTGATAGATTGCCGTTCACTGAAGAATTGTGGCTTTTACATCAGCTAGTGTATATTGGCTTGTCTTGTACCTATACAGGTCGTGGTTATATAATTGAGAAACTTAAAGATTAGTAAAATGGAAGCAAATGATTATTTGAAAGCCATGCAAGCTATGGACGAATTGGATAGACTTGTAACTAGTGTTTATCCGGATAAGTTCAAGTTGGTCTGCAAGAAGCATGGAATAGATGAATGCGAGGCGATGAACATGTATTCGTACTTGCAAAAGATGCATAAAGGTCAGTCTTGGTTAGTTAGATACAAGCCATTGGAATATCTAGAGCGTGTATTAACACTAGCCAAAGAAGCTTATGCGTCTTACATGAACAACGGCTTGATTCTAAGTATGGTCAATTTTGGTGATAAGTACACAAGAATACTTGTAATATTTGAGAAAGATGGCGTAAGAAGCCAACAAGAATTTGACCTTAGAGAGCAAAGAACATATGTTGATATAGCGGACTTTATTGGAAATGGTTACTCCATCGTATCTGTTATCCGTCAGTCTGACAATGTTGATAGCGAAAAATTTGTTGGAGAAAAGGATGAGCGAAGTCATAGTATTCCTATTTACGATGGTGATGTAATGCTTTGTTACGTGAATAAACCGGAATTTTGGAGTTCCGATTGGCGTAATAGCGGACTTTATATTTGTGAGAACGGCTCATATCATAGATTGCTATACACTCCGAATAAGGGGTACGTAAGACATGGAGAGCCTGATGTAGATGAAGACTTCACCCTGGATATTGGGGAAGAATCCTTCAATAGTTATGTTATGACTTTAAGCCAGTCTTGGTATAAGTTGGGTAATGTTCATGCAGGTATAGGCTTTTTGAAGGAGAAAGAATAGAAGAGTAAAAGGAGAGGAATATCATTTCCCCTCCTTTGCCCTAATCTCCAGCTCGATAGGCTTGCCGCAATGGGGGCAGATGATAGCCGGATGCGATAAGGTTTCACCATCAATAGCAAGGAAACTAGATGGCGAGCAACCACAAATACTAGCTATTTGTTCTACTTTCGCAAATGAAATTGAGCCATTATTGATTTGTTGCGATAAAGCTGATTGGGTAATACCTAACTTTTCAGCTACAGATGAAATGGTTTGCCCATGACTCCTAATTATTTTCTTTAAGTCCATACCTTATTATATATAAGTGAATACTAATATTTATTATGCTGCAAAGATAGCTTATTTTTTTTTAACTGCCAAAGAAAAAGAGTTAAATATTAGAATTAGCTAATAATTAGTGAATAAATGTTTAGAAATAGCTTATAAGTGTTAAATAAGTGGTAATATTAGAAATTTCTTATAGAAATATTTGGCAATATTAGAAAAAACTACTATCTTTGCAATGTCTTTAAGAGATAAAGGCTTTAAAGTTTAACTATTAATTGCTGCTATGCAGCCGAGTCGGCACTCGTAAAACGGTTTGAGGATATGACTACTTCAATTAAGAACAAGATGAGAAAGGTAATGCAGTTAGCACATAGAGCCTATCAGTTGAAATCAAGTTCAATGTCTTGGGTTGAGTGCTTGAAACAGGCTTGGCAGGTTGTAAAGCTTGAGTCAGCGATGAAGACCAAGGTAGTAGAGTTCTTCTTTATGAAGATGAATGGTGAGGTAAGACAAGCCTTTGGTACACTCCTTCAGAGCCACATTGACTATACTCCAAATGGTACAGGGCATGCAGCATCAAGAGATTGCATCCGCTATTGGGATGAAGCAAAGGGCGCATGGAGACAATTCAAGGCTTACAACTTCTTGCGAGTTGCATAAAGATATATTCACGTTCTAAGGTGTTTGGCGAGGCTTAATAGGGGGTGTGCCTTTAAACACCCCTTTAGTTTAGGACTTTTAAAGTATTTGAGATATGGAAACAATTGCTAAGTGTTTGAAAGAAGTGTTCTACAAAGGGCATCATATTACCAAGGTGGAGGACGTATTCGGTCAGGTTGCCGTTCGCATTGATAATGTTGTTGAACCAGACTATGCTAGCATAGCCGATGCAAAACGAGTAATCAATGGTAAAGCCCCTAAGTGGTTTAATGATGGCTATATGTGGGACGAAGCCAGCAAGAAGGTCGTAAAAGACCCTAACGCTTTCCGATGGGAGGAGTAAGAAAAGATAAGGTAAAGAACTTAATACAATTGATTATGGAAAAGTTTAATGATGGCAATTATGTATTCGATATAACAAACGAGTTTCCGGATGGCTATGAGATTTGGGCGATTGGTCGAAGAAATTTCAAGCACAAAGGCTACGTACCATTGTGTGAGGTCGATGAGAGCCGCTACGTCAAAAGAGATACCTTGAAGGCTTTGAAAGTCAAGGATGAAGCATTAGCTTTGACTTTGCTCTATGAAGCCGTTAAACGAGGTGTTAATAAGAAGAAGTATAACAAAATGATTAATGCATAAGAAAATGGATGAGAATTTTCTGAATGTGCTCTATATCGAGCATACAGATAAAATAGGCGTTCTAAAGGACGATAAGGAAGAAAGGGTATCAATTATCCTTGGGACGGACAAAACGCTTGTAGAACGCAAGAAAGAGGGTAAAACGTACCTTCTTGTACCTTTGACAAAGAACCATACATTTGTCTGCAAGGATGATAGCATTGATGTGGATGGTGAGTATATCAAGAGTGAAATCTTCTTCCGCAAGGATGCTTGCCAATGGATTGAGATTGACAAAGAAACGTTATCTAAGGTAGCGTAAGAAATAAGGTGGTTTAAGCTATGAAAGTATATGTAGTAATATCTTCATACCAACATGGATTGGGTGAAGCAGTGGAGGTTGATGCAGAAGTTTTCTCTACCATAGATAAGGCAAGAAAAGCGATAGGACACAAAGGGATGAACACTTTGGAGAATTACAAGCGAGTTTTGAATTGTGATGATTATCTATACAATATCTCAGATTCTTTCTTCCATATCTCAGACAGCGAAGGAGAAACGTGGGACAATTTTGACATCGTAGAACGAGAAGTAAAGTAATAAGACTATGGATATTAAGATTATCAAAGACATCTTAGATGATGCAAAGGAGTGTGGTTGCATTGCAGGAATTTCACTCTCTAATGGGCAGTTAACTCATGCAAACTTTAGCAAATCAAAGTTATTTGATTTTACTGCCGATGTTCTTTATAACAAAAAAAAGCATTTGATAACTATACTTGGTGAGAACGGAAACAGAGATTACATTGATAGTGACTCTATCATACGTATCTTTATTAGAGAAGGTGTTTAACAATTAATTATAGGAGAATATGGATGCAGGTCATGTGAATGTGATATTAGGCGAAGCCGAGAATAAAGGTCTTAGAGGAAGTATCAACTTGGTAGGTGGAGCAAAAATAAGTTTCGACTTCAATGGTATTGGTATTGAAACATCTTTCAATTGCAATACACAGAACAGAACACTTATGATTGGAAGTGGAAGTACAGTAGTGTTTACACGTAAATATATTGATTGTAGCTCTATCCAGTATATTGAAGTGTTTGAACGTACAAAATAATTATAGGAGACAAGAATATGAATATACTAGACTATTATGAGGTTGTCACCTCAAAGATTTTCAAGTTGGAAAGCATGAACGAGGGGCTTGTATTGATAGCACCGGAGCAGGAGGTGGATGGAGTCCGTTCCTTGATGGTGGGGGTGTATGTACCTGAGCATGAACGATACAAGATGTATACCTTCCGTTCCTCTATGAATGAGGGTGAACTAGGCGACAAGTACAAGGCAATGGTCGGCACGATGGATGTGCTTAAACCGGATTGGGACAGAATCAGAAAGAAAAGACGGAAGAGGTTCTAACCTCTTACCGTCTGTAGGATGCAAGCTATTTCAAGATTATTTTTAGAAAACATGAAAATAAATTAGAGTTTCCTTGTATTTCTCGAAGGTTTTTGTTACCTTTGCGGATGCAAACAACAAAACAATGAGCTTATGAAAGTATTATCAATTCGTCAGCCGTATGCTTGGTTAATCGCTATCGGCTGCAAGACCATTGAGAACAGAACATGGAATAGAAAGTTCCGTGGTCGTTTCCTTATTCATGCTAGCCAAGCCAAACCCGAAAAACTTGACGGATGGCAGGAGAGCGCAATGAAGAAATATTGCCAAGAGCATGGTATTGTTATTCCAGACTTCAAAGACTTGCCAACGTCAGCCATTATCGGCAGCGTAGAGTTGGATGATATTCAGTATCATGAGGCTTATCCGGATGCATTTGCTGAAGATTTCCAATATCATTGGTTCTTGAAGAATGCTAAATTGTTCGATGAGCCGATTAGAAACGTCAAAGGCAAGTTATTCCTCTGGGATTATGAGTATAATGAAGCCGAAATGTAAAATAACAATACTTTTGTAATAAAAATACAAGTCATTGAAAATTAGCGCAAAAGTGTTTGTTCTCCGATGGGTTAGATAAGAAGTAAATGTAAAAATAAAGAAAGCCTCAACCTCTAACGAGATTGGGGCTTTTACAGTTGTCCTAGTGTGTCTCACCATTATTATTTCGTTCAATCAAAGGTAAGATACCTTTCTCCTTTAGGAACTCATAGAGAAAGAAACGCCCTTTTTGAGTCCATTTCGTGTTGTATTTGATGGTTTGTTTTCCATCATTGTGCGTAATGGTCACTGGCTCGCTATTCACATATCCCTTATCCAAATATTGGCGGTACAAGACCCATTGGTCAGAAACCTTGTGCTGGATACCATGCTCATGCAACAATTTGTTGAATGCTTGCGGACTCATTCCGTAATCCTGCGCCATTGATGTAATCACGCTTGTGCTCTTGTTCTTCATCATCACATCGAAGTAAGTAGTCTTAGGCTTCATTGTTGTAATCTGTGCGCTCAGTCCGACAATCTCCTGCGATGCCTTGGCAAGTTCCTCTTTCTGCTGTTTGTTTTCCAAGGTCAACACTTGGTTCTTCTCGAACTGGTCAGCCCAAGCTCTTGCTGCAATAGCCGGATTGGTGAAATCGGGCAATGATGGAACACTCTGCATTCTTGCTCGCTTTTCCATTTCTATGAAGTAGCGTCTAGCTTGCTTGCCTTTCTCGCATTGGGACATCATCGAAATCTCCTTTGCGGCATCAACGGATAAGGCGTACTCGGATGTTGGTCTGCCACCAAATAGGTTTTCCCCCTTTTGGGTGAAAACCTCAAAGTCTTGATTTTCAACCAAATCACAGCGTTCAATCTGCTTCTTTATCCAAGAAGAGAAATCTTTACCTATACCCAAGAACTGATGTAATCCTCTTGCATTGACAGCTTGTTTGCCATCACGTTCTTCTACCTTAATGAGTTCAAAGCCTTCGACCTTAATTTCCTCACTCTGATTTACAAATGCTCCCAGCATGGGTGCATCATTCAAATTCTTTTCTAAAAAATCTTTCATTTCTTAATTTGTTAATAATTATATTTGGCTGTGGTGGAAACGAAAAGCCCCATCCGCTAAAGTCACGAGTGCGGACAGGGCTTGTGTCATTCATCCACTATTGTAGAGCGATGGACGGAATGACAATACTCCACGCTTGGAGCAAATGAAAATATTTAATTTTAAATTTTAAAAATATAATCTATATCCTCATTAGCCGTGCTCGTGACTTCACAACCTTGTTATTTTCGGCTGCAAAGTTAATGCTATTTTCTTTAACTTGCAAACGCTTTAGTGTTTTATTTAAAACGTTAACGTTTGTTTTGCTTTGGAGGACTTCTGCCCTCGCCAGCACGACCAACTCTTGTGGCACGTTGCTGCACATTACTTCTTCTTTCCATTGCTCACGGAATTTAATTGTTAAACATCAAAGATAATGTGCAGTTTATGGTGTGCCTCACCTTATATATTGTTACGCTACCATTGATAGCATTTCTTTAGATTGCATCTGAATCCATTGGCAAGCATCCTTGCGGAAAAAGATGTCCGAATCGAACCGCTTGCCATCCACGATAATGTGGCTACCCTTGCACTCGAACTTGTGGGCTTGGGTCAATGGGACTAGCAGATAGACCGCCATGTCCTTTTTATCCAACACCAGTGTAAGGTCAGTACCCAATACATGTGAAATAGTGTTGTCTTCGTCGTCACACAATACACCAATCTTCTCATCGTAGCTCACGTAGAGAGCATCCATTAAATTCTTATCCATATCTCTTAAATATTTAATGTTCAAAGTCCGGTGCAGTTTAGCGTGTGCCTCACGAAATCTATTACAAATCACACTCGTATGAGTATTGCTTTTTCAGCTTGTTCAATGCATTCTCGGTAACGTAGTAGATGTTATCGAAATACTCGCTTTTCTTGATGCTTCGGCTTTCCTTCAGCTCTACCTTGTGATTGAATGTCACTTCGTAGCGGTTTGCGATGCTTGTAATCAAGAAATCGACCTCACGCTTATGTCTGTCCAGCTCGGTCTCTTTATACTCACCACGCTTGATAAATGCGTTCTTGTTCGTCTCTTCGATGGTTGCAACCATGTTGCCTTGCATCACGATAATCTTTGCGCCCATATCTAGTTTCTTTTTAATCGTTAATAATCTTGTTATGCAACTCGAATCAAGTTATAGTTCTTGAATTGTCTCCACTCTCCCTTGACCTCATCCCAGTACTTGGTGCAGTCCTTGCAAGCGTAACCCTTGCCGTTAGGAGTGTAGTCAATGTGACTCTCCATCAAAGTGCCGAAAGCCTGACGAATCTCACCATTCATTTTCTGAAAGTAGAACTCAACGACCTGCTTCTTCATGCGAGCCTTCAGCTTGATTACCTGCCAAGCTTGCTTCAGACATTCTGCCCAACTCATGTAAGCACCCTTAAGCTGAAATGCTCTGTGAGCCATATTCATAACTTCTCTCATCATATTCTTAAAAGTAGTAGCCATAATCACTATACCGTTTTACGAGTGCCGACTCGGAGGTGCAACCTCAACTAAATTAATTATGTTATTGTGACCTTTGTTTCTTAATCACGATGCAAAGATAACGCTTTTATGTGATATAACAAAATAAAATATCACTTTTATGCGATATTTTGATGTTTCTTAACAAATAACGCTTGAAATTCATATATATTCACAATAAAACACTTTTAAATCATATTTCTGCTTATTTTCTTTGGCGTTTCAATAACTTTTTGTATCTTTGCACCAAGTTAATAACACATATAAGTAATATATATATGAATATAAAGAAAACGATAAAAGATAATGGATGGACTCTAGAAACATTAAGAGCCAGAATGCAGGAGATAGAAGGGCGTGAGGTAAAGCAGTCTTCTATGTCCCGAATAGTGAATAGTGCCAACCCTACAGTTGAAACACTTCAAAGGCTTGCAGATGCTATGGGGATAAGTGTCTGTTTGTTCTTTGAAAACAATCAACAGGGTATTTCTCTTGTTTGTCCTCATTGTGGCAAACCGATAACTTTGCATATAGATAAGTAACGTGGGGTGTTCCTCACTATGTTCAATAATTTAAAAGTATGGGATTATGAAGAAAATTGCTTACGTAGCCATTATTGCAGTAATTGTTGTCCTTTGTGGTTACGCAATAAAGGTTGCCTCTGAAAGAGACAAGATGATAGCTGAAGAGTGGAAACAGCATGAAATACGAGCTATATCCAAGGATTCCTGTATGCCAAAACGTGACTTGGTTTTAAAAAAATATTTTGGCAAAAGCTATAAGGTGATTGATAGTCAGTTTTATAACAATAAGGGTTATAATGATCAGAATGGTAGCTTTAGTGATAAAGGAACTGTAGAGGGTGTTGTGGAAGGAAAAAATGGGAAATTTGCGTATGATATGAAAGTCTCAATTCCTTATAGGAATCCTAAAGATTGGAATTTGGAATCGTTGATAGTGAAAGACTTGAAATCATGTCATTATGTATATATCGTGAGAGATGGGAAGCGTGAAGACCCAAGAGAATACGAAAAAGCAAATGCTATCAGTTCTTCTAGTGAGACCGATGTGTATGTTTCGGATGAAGACCTGTATTCAATAGAGGATGCTCTTCAAAAAGAGTGGAATGTTAGCAATGCTTCAAGTTCCGTAGGTGCGGAAAGCTCCAATGTGTTCAAGGTGAAGAAAGAAAGCGTTAGTGGACGTGAGGTCACTGTTTCTTATTCTTTACGTTCAACCTATGGTGGTCAGAAGAAATTTGTTGATTTGCATGGTGTTGTCAAGAAGAATAGTGATGGCTCTTGGAGTGTTGTAAACTTAGGATATTAACAATTTAAATAAATGTGATTATGAAGAAGAAAGTGATAATTGCCATCATCGTAGCTATCGTTGTGATAGGTGGCGGAATAGGTGGCTACGTGTACCATTCCAACCAAGTTAAGGCAGAGAATGCTGCTATTTGCAAGTCTAAGGCTAAAGATATACGTATGTCTTCGATTCGCCTTATATATGGACTAAAATTTATAACAGCTGATTATATTACGAATTGGAATAGCTCAATAGAAAACGAAGTGGCAATAAACATGAGTAATAAAATCGTAAGTTGCGATGATTTTTCTAAGGCAATGTCTTGGAGATGGTCTTTTTATGATAAGGTTGGGTCTTTTCAAAGAGTGGATAGCTGCGTAAACAAAATGGCAAGTGATTTGTCTTTATTGGCAAAAAACGAAGAGTCAGACAAGCAATTAGTAGAAAAATTTGAAAAAGAATTAGAGATAATTGAAAAAATCAAATCTTTAACAAAGAGACCAACCGGAACGCTTTTAGAGTATTCTGAAAACGTATCTTCCTTGTTTAGCAAGCTCAATGAGCTTGATGATGAAATATCAAAGACTGTCTTGATTGAAGAGTTGCATGGAAGCGAACGTGTAAAGTTGACATTATGTGATGTTTGGGGAGAGGGGTTGTTGGATTACCCAAAAGCAAAAACAAAAGTTATAAAAATAACGGCAAAGGATTATGTTTTCATAGACTTAAAGGATAATCTTAATAAATTATCAGATTAGCTATGGAGCTTTACTTTGTTATGATTATAATAAGGTGTAATCTTAAAAATAAGTTTCTAAAAGAAAATAAAGTTTAAAAGAATAAAGAAATGCACTAAATAATTTGCGTGTTTCGGAAATTATGCTTACCTTTGCAAACGAAATCAGAAATGGTTTAGCCGTGAAGTCGTGAGCATGGTTACTGGGATAAGAAGAAATTTAGAAGTCTTCGGACTTTTCTATACTTTTAGCCTCGTTCGCTACTCACGACAATAAGCGGACGGGGCTTTTGTTTTGTCCCAAAGGTAAGAGGCATACCTGTAAAACTGCCGTGTTTAATTTTAAAAGTAAAGAAAAGTATGAAGACAATTAGTTTTAAGTTGGTTGGTGTTAGTCCATTGATGTTGAATAATCCGAGAACAGTTTCTCCTTTTGATGATTACGCAAAAGCGATTTCCTCTATGACTAGCAAGAGACGAAAGACGGAAGAAGACCAATTGGAGATATGTCGATTGAGGTTCTTGGCATCCTTGTATCAGAACACAAAGGGCGAATACATTATTCCAAGTTCGCACATTATGCAAGCTGTCAAATGTGCTGCCAAAGAGATTCGTCTTGGTGCTAAGGTTGAGCGTTCTTTTGGTGTTATGGATGATGGTTTGTTGAAGTTCAAGGATGCGGACAAAACTCCTGAGCAACTTTACGAGCTTGGTATTTATGTAGATTGCCGTGCCGTTGGTATTCGAGGCGCAAAGGTTCTTGCTACTCGTGCGATATTCCCAGAGTGGAGTACTGAATGCACTTGTTGGTATGATGAAAGTCAATTAGACCGAGACCAAATTGTTAAGTTGTTCGAGGTTGCTGGTCTTAGATACCATTTAGGCACATTCCGAGCAATGTATGGAAAGTTTGAAGCAAAGGTGATGAAATAGTTGGTTATCCCCACATGGTGCTAGTAGAAGTTCGATTCTTCTATGGGGAGCTAAATGTCCAGAGAAGAGAAGTGAAGGTAGCGTAAAGTCAAGTAAAGTCAAGTTCAGTTAAGTAAAGTTTAGTTTTATAGTGTATAGTTGAGTGAAGTCAACAAATGGTTTCTCTGTATGGTATTCATCAAGGTTCGATTCCTTGGCAGAGAACAAAAAGTTTAATAAAAGGAGAATAAAAATGGAAAGTGTAAAAGAACTAACAAGAGAAGTTTTGGGTAAGTTTGAGGAAGAGTTGGTTGCTAACTTTGGCGAAGACCAACTTATTTCTCATAAGTGGCTCAAAGAGAAGTTTGGGTTGCCTAAGTTGTCTTTTGAAAACTACGATAAGAATGTTGATGCTTATATAGAAGCTATCCAATTACAGCAATTCACATATATGGAAATGGTTGATAAATTGCGTGAGGACTTGTTGAAAAATAAGCAATGTTGTCTTCGTAATGATTGGGGTAAAGGCTATAAAATAGTTCCTAGTAACAAGCAAGCCAATTATGGCTATGAGCAAATGATGGGTGATATTAAGAATGCGTTGAAACAAGGTTCTGACATTATAAACAATGTTCGACCTTTGCCTATGGAAGAGCAATCTAAGTATTACGATACATTGGCAAAACTTGCAAAAGTGCGTGATGTATTTGCTAATTTAAAATAAAAAGTAAAGTATAGTCAAGTGCAATGCGGTACTGAAGAGTGAAGTGTAGTTAAGTAGACGTAAGTGAAGTCTAGACAAGTAAAGTGAGCCATCCTTCGGGGTGGCTCTTTTTTTGTTAATTGTGGTTAATATAACAAAATTGTTACCATAAAATTTGGCTATATAACAAAAAAGTTATATCTTTGCAATGTCTTAAGGACAAAAGAGTTCTTGTAACAATGAAGAAAAGCGAATTGATTAAGAGACTGAGAGAAGCGGGATGCTTCCTGTCTCGACAAGGTTCGGGGCATGAAAAATGGACTAATCCTAAAACGGGAAAGTCTCAATTCGTGCCAAGACACGCTAGAGAGGTCGCCACAGGCACCGCTCATAGTATTCTAAGAGAATTGGTTGGGGAGTAATCCCCACCTTTCTCTCTTCATTGCTTAAAGGACTCTTTTTTATTGAGAAGATAAACGAATATATATATGAAGAAGATTAAAGTTATTGTAGAACAAGCCAAGGATGGGTCTTTTTGGTGTTATACCGAAGATGGCATAGGTAAGGTTGGCTTAAACTCTTGTGGAGACACTGTTGCCGCAGCGAAACAAGATTTAATGGATTGTTTGGCGTTGGCAAAAGTGGATGCAAAAGAGAATGGAGAAGTGTTTCCTGACGTTGAATTTGAATACAAGTATGACTTGCAATCTTTCTTTAATTATTTCTCTTTCCTCAATGTGTCAGAGATTGCAAAACGAGCAGGTGTCAATCCTTCATTGATGCGTCAGTATAGTAAAGGCATAAAGCAAGCTGGCGAGAAAACTTATGAACGTTTGGCGCATTGTATGAATGAAATAAAAAAAGATTTGGTAGCCGCTACCTTTTAGGCGTGTGGCTTCATTGTTGCAATAGATAAAGAACTCAGAGCCTTCTGCATGTGAATGTGGAAGGCTCTTTTTTTTGTACCCAACCTTAATCTTTGCACTTAAATTTTTTGTGAAATAGCACACGTTAATTCTTTCGCTATTCCTTTGATTATTAGCTAATTTTGCCAAGAAAAAAGTATAAGGATGGCACAGTTAGAATTCAATATCAAAGCGAATTTCGACCAAATAAGGCTAGCCAAGCAAGAACTTGAAAGATTGCGTGGTGAGTTGTTGAAAACAACAAAGGCGACAGATAAGACGGTGGTTCAAGACCTTACGGACAAATATGCAGAGCAAAAGCAAAAGGTGACAGAGCTTAGTTCCGCAATGTCTCGCTATGCTTTTGTGATGAGTGGTGATTATGCCAAGAAAATGCAGAATCTTACAAGAGAGGTTTTTTCTTTCGAGCTGCAAGCAGACTCATCTAAGCGAAAGATTGAAAGACTTTCTTCTGAGATTGCAAAGATGCAGTCTAAACTTCGTAAAGGAGGCTTAGATATTGGCACTTCAACAATCCTTAATCGTGATATAAGCGAAAATTCCAATATACTCAATGATGAGAAAAGGCGTTATGAGAATCTAACCGGATTAGGTAAGCAGGCAAGAATCGAATTGCAAAACATGCAAGCAGAGTATGTCCGCTATTCGGGTTCTTCGAGTGCAACTACTGATAACGTAAAGGTGATGACTGATGCCTTTGCCGGAATGATTGAGGAAATGAAGAAAGTTCCTACTGTCGGTGAGGGTGCAACATCTTTATTTAATCGTCTCGGTGGTGATGCAAAGCAATTAGCAATGAGCCTCGTAGGTGGCCTGGGGTTTGAACAATTGGCAGAACACATCTTTAATGTTCGTTCACAATTCCAACAGCTTGAAATTTCATTCACTACTATGCTTGGTAGTGAGCAGAGAGCAGGAGCATTGATGAACCAACTTGTTCAAACGGCTGCGAAGACTCCTTTCGACATGAGTTCGATAACAAATGGGGCAAAGCAGTTGTTGGCTTATGGTACGGCTGCAAATGAGGTTAATGACATTCTTGTTCATCTTGGAGATATTTCGGCAGGTCTGAACGTTCCGTTGAACGATTTGGTGTATTTGTATGGTACAACAATGAGCCAAGGCCGCATGTACACGATGGACTTGCGTCAGTTTATGGGCAGAGGCATCCCGATGGCTGAGGAGCTTGGTAAAATCATGGGCAAGACAACCCAAGAGGTTCAGCAAGCGGTTACAGATGGAAAGGTCGGAGCTGATTTGGTGAAGAAAGCTATCATCAACATGACCGAAGAGGGCGGAAAGTTTGGAGGTCTGATGGAAAAGCAATCCACAACCTTGCAAGGAAAATGGTCTAACATTGGCGATAGCGTTGATCAGATGTTTAACGAACTCGGCAAGAAGTCGCAAGGAATATTTGGTACAGGTTTAGACTTGATTTCGTCTTTGGTTGACAATTGGGAGACGGTCGTTAAAGTTATTGGTTCGGCTGCGGTAGCCGTAGGCACATATAAGGCAGGTCTGATGGCGGCAGCATCCATCCAAAAAGCTCAAAACAAAGCTACACTTGATAGTATTGCAAGTAATCTTGACGAAAAGATAAAAGCGTACAAAGATGAAGCTGAATTGTATCATTCCTACACCGGAAAAGATACATCCGAATATAAGAGCCAAAGACTTTCGGATTTGAATAAGGCTGTTTCTAATACTGATATGTTGGGTACGGATAAGGCCGAGGAACTTGTGTCTCTTAAAATCAAAGAGGCTCAGACTGATGGAATCATAACCCAACAAATGGCAGAGCAATTGCAACTTAAACGTGATATGCTTGTCACTCAGCAACAATCTGCTGCTAAAGAACAGATGGAGGCTTTGGAACTTTCCAAGGGACTTGATGAGAAAATGGCTCAGTTCAAGGAAATGGAAAATGATTACCGACATCTTAACGGAAAAGATACCAAAGATTATAAGGCAAGCCGTTATAATGAGTTGGGAAATGCTTTGTCCGATACCGAAAATATCGGTGATGATGAAACGGAGAAACGCATATCTAAGCAGATAGAATTAGCGAAATCTGAGGGGTTGATTAGCGAAGAAATGGCTAAACAACTCCAGTTGAAGCGTGACCTCTTGGTTGAGCAGACAAGACTTGCGGAGAAAGAACAACTCCAATGGCAAAATGCGGTAAACGCCAAAGAAGCCGCAGAAGGAGAGTTGCGTGCAAAAAAATCGCAAGAAGCCGACATCGCTGCTGCAAATAAGGCTGCGGAACAAGCAAAGGCTGAGGCTGACCTTAAACAAAAAATAGCCAAGGCAAATGAAACCGCTTATGGTAAGGCTCTTTTGGAAACTAACGCCTTACAGAAGAAAGTAGACTTGCAGCAAGAGAGTTACGATAAAGCGATGGATGAGGCTCGTGAAAAGAGAATAGTCCTTGCTCAACTTGATGAGGAAATAAAAAAGCAGCAGCAAATCATAGAACAGAAAGAAAAGGAATTGGTCTATGATAATGGGGCGGTTGATACGACTTCATTTGGTGGCTATGCGGATTCTTTTTCGGATAACGAAAATAGTTCAATAGTTCAATACGAGGCTGAACAAGCGAAATTGGAAGAGCTGATGCAAAAGCGTCAGCAAGCGGATGAGGAATACGAAAGTTCTAACGCAAAGCGTAAGGCTATCCAACAGGAACTTCAGACTACGACTGAGAAGTTGACAGAAGCCGAAGAGAATGAAACCGAGGTCTATAAAGAGACAGGAGCAGCGGCAGATGAAATTGGAGATATTGTTCAGCAAGGAATAGATATAGAGGATGGTAAGATTAGCATTACGGAGGCGGCAACTACTGCTACACAAACCAACACTACTTCTGAAGCTAGCAATGCAACCGCAAAAGGTGCTAATGCAAATGCCACTTCTTCGGAAACTATTGCTAATACGGCAAACTCGACTTCAAAGACAGCTAATACTGCGGCTACTAATGTAAATACAACGTCCGAGAACCTGAATACAGGAGCAAAGGAACGGAATTCCCTTGTTACCTCTATATTATCTGTTGGCACAAAAGGGTTAGCATTAGCTCAAAATGTGTTAACATGGGCTACTAATGCCGTTACCGTTAGTATGAGGGAGCTATGGGCTGCAATGCTTGCAAATCCTCTAACTACCATCATTACTCTGGTAACAACCGCAATGTCCGTTTTTGCGATGTTTGGAAGCGAGGAGGAAGATGCCGCAAAGAAAACGCAAGATATGGGAAATAAGGCTGCTGAGGCTAGTAATAAGGTTCGTTCCTTGTTTGCAGTTTTGAATAATGGCAAGGCAGAAGACCATAAGGATGCAATAAATGAATTGAAGTCTGCTTATGAAGAATATGGGATAAAATTGGATGAAACTAAAATGAAGTCTCAAAGCATGAGTGAGCAAGCTGATGAGTTAAAGGCGCATGAAGAAGAACTTATCGGTATTATTGAAAAGCGTTCTCTTGAAATGGAGCGTGCAAATCAATTGCAGGAGGCTTATAATAATTATAATTCTTCAAATGATTCCTCTTTCGGTTCATTCAAAGATTCTATTGACGACAAGTTGTCTGATGTAGAAATGGGAACTATTCGAAGTCTCATAAGTCAGGATGACATAGACAAGTTAGCTGAACTGCGAAAGGAGATGAATGCTTGTGGTGGAGATTTAAAGGTGTACAACGCATTGAATGCTCAATACTCTCAATTACAAGGGGAGTTGAATGTAAAAATAGGAACTTATCTCGAAAATATGCACCATAGCCGTTCTGAGGTGGCTCAGATGATTCCTGATATAAACGACTTTACTGATGGGCTTGTTAGCAATAAAGTTGAGTTGGATGGTACTGTTGATTCTATAAATAATAGCGTCAATGCCGCAGAACGTGCGAGAAAAGCCACATCTAATTTGACTTATGCGCAAGAGGAACAAGCTTTGAAAAGTCAATATGCAAAGAAGAGCTTCAAGGATTTGAATAGTGAAATCCAAGAAACAATAAAGTTGTGCAGTAGAAAATTGCATCTTGATATTAAGGTTAACTATGATGATAGTGAGCTTCCTGCATGGATTAAGAATATGTCTCAGTCTCAGTTGAAAGCGAGTATGGCAGCGAGAAAGAACTGGCTTGACGGACACAAAAAAGGGGATGTTCTTCAAGTTGGAGGTCAATATAAGACTTACGAACAGGTCGCAAACGAATTGGCTATGATGCAAGCAAGAGGTAACAACTTCGAAAGTAAGCCGAAGAAAAGCCAAAAGGAGATAGATAAGGAGAGGAAGGCAAGAGAGAAAGCGGCTAGGGATGCTGAAAAGGCTAGGAATGATGCCGAGACAAAGGCTGGTAATAAGCGCAAGGCTGAGGAGGACTATTCCAAGTCTATTTCATCCTATTCGGAGAAAGCTATCCAAGACATGACCAAGAACCGCATCAATGCGATGAATGAGGGTTATAGCAAGGAATTGGCTCAGATTACCGAGAATGCCGACAAGGAGAGAAAGGCGGTAGAAGAAGGTATAGACAAATTGGTTGAGGCTAGAAAAAAACGTGACCAAGCTGTTTGGGTTAATTCCGGCAAGGGTCGTAAGGCTAATATGTGGAAACAGAGCAAAACCGATGAAGAGTATAAGAATGAGGTTTTGAATGAAACCATGAAGGATAGCAAGGGTAATCCGGTTAAGGTCAATGGCATGAATATGACCATAGGCATGAGCGTTGCTAATCAGATGAATGCAATTCGGGATAAGGCGGTAAAGCAGAATGAGGATGTACTTGCTAAAGAAGCGCAAAGCATGTACGATTATCTGAAGACTTATGGCACATTCCAGGAGCAGAAGTTAGCTATTGCTGCCGATTATGCTAAGAGGATTAGCGAGGTAGAAAACTCTACGGATTCGGACTCAAGCAAGCAATGGAAGATAAAGTCTTTGAAAGAAGAGCAGAAGAAAGAGGCGGATTCGGTTGAGGCTAGTGCTATTATGCAGAAGATAGACTGGTATCAAGTCTTCGGAAATGTTGGTGGCATTATGAAGGATGCGCTTGTTCCTTTATTAGCAGATCTGGATAAGTTCGTAGGTACGGATAAGTTTCAAAATTTGGGAGCAGACCAGCAGAAGAGTATCGTTGATGCTATGCAGAATATCCGTAATTCGATTGGCAATACAAGTGATTTGGGTTGGAAAGACCTTGCAAGGGATGTTGTAGCTTATCAGGAGGCTCTGAAGAATGCGAAAATTGCCCAAGAGGAATATACGGAAACAGAAACCAAGCTTATACCTCGCATTAAGGATTTACAAAATCAGATAGCGAATGCGAAAAGGTCGGGTAATGTTGCTGAGCAAACAAGGCTACAAGAAGACTTGAATAAAGTTCAAGGCCAGTTAGCGGAGTCCGGAAAGAAGATTGTTACGGCTAACACAAAAGTTCGTACTAGTGGTCAGAAGTTGGCTCTAACGACACAGAATGTGACGCAACCGATTTCCGCTATTCATGAGTTCCTTTCTACTTCTGGACTATCCGATTTGGCATCTCTTTGGGATAGCTTCGACCAGCTTAAAGGTGGAATTGACGGATTAAAAGCTTTGGACGAGGCTAAGAATGCAGCTGATGGTCTGAAGAATATGGGGAAGGAAGCCGGAGACGCAGCCGCAAAAGCTGGTAAGGAAGCGGGTGATGCGCTTGGCGAAGGATTGTCAAAAGCTGGATTTATAGGTCAAATTGTTGCTGCCATTTTGAAGATACTTGATGTTTTGAAGGATGGTATCGGAACATTGATTAGTAGTCTTCTTGATACAGTGTTCAATGCTATTAGTGGTATATTGAAGAATATCCTAAGTGGTGAGTTTATCACACAGATAGGAGGGTCTTTGATAAGCGGTATTGGCAATATTCTCAATACAATATCGTTTGGTGGCTTCAATAGTTTGTTTGGAGTTAGTGGAAACGCAAAAGAAGTAAACCGGACTATAGATAAATTGACGGATAGAAATGAAATCTTGACGGATGCTATAGACAAGTTACGAGACTCCATAGACAAGAATAGTGGCATTAAAGCCGTAGAGGATGCTAAAAGAGCCGAAAACCTCCAAAAGGAGAAAGAACAAAATTTAAAGAGTATCATGGAGGCGCAAATGGGTTATCATGGCTCTCATAACAGTTTTAACGCTTATTTTCGAGGATTTTCGCAAGAGCAAATCAAAAAGGTGTCCGATGCAATAGGCAGACAATGGAATGGTAATCTTAACGACTTGCAATCCGCTGATGAAGCAGCTGCCATTTTGCAGAATCCAGATGTTGTTGAGGCTATCAAGAATACAGGTAAGGGTGGCTATGGAGATAGAGTTCTTGAAAAGTTGAAAGACTATGCGGCTGAGGCAGGAACGTTAGAGGATATTGCTGATGACCTTGCAGAAAGTTTGACACAAATATCATTCGATAGTTTGAAGAGCGAGTTCATAGATACTTTGATGGATATGAATTCCTCTGCTCAGGACTTCTCTGATAATTTCTCCAAGATGCTTATGCAAGCCGTTCTGAAAGCTAAGGTAGATGATTTGTTGGGTAATGATATGCAAGCATTCTATGATGAGTGGACGGAACGAGCTAAGGCAAATGGCGGTAAATTGTCAAAGACAGATATAACTGCCTTGAAGGGAAAGTATGATGAAATGGTTCAAGAAGGACTGAAGATTAGAGATGAAGTAGCCGAAATAACGGGCTACAAGCAATCTTACGAGCAGTCCGCTTCTTCCGGTTCATTTGAGTCTATGAGCCAAGACACAGGCGATGAGTTGAATGGTCGTTTCACAGCGGTACAAATTGCCACAGAGGGAACGTATGAGGAAACAAAGCTCATAAATACCAAGTTGGATGCTATTGCGGCTCGTGATGGTGGCGCAGAGGGTAGCTTACTAACAGCTAGCGTGAATACTATTATGGGTAATGTAGGTAACATTTGGTTAGCTGTTGATGAGGGTAGAACTATCCTTGCACAAAGCTTAATGTACTTGCAGTCGATTGATGAGCGACAAGAGCGATGGCATAAGCCTATGTTGCAAGCATTCAATGATATACACGAATTGAAAGATAAGATGAGTAGATTGTAAACTTAATTTGTGCCATGTTAAAGTAAGAGGGGAATGCGTGATGCACTCTCCTCTTTTTTTATGGAGAAAGTTTTTGTTTTTCACAATATAGATAAGTGTTGTTAAACTGAGTGCTAATTTTTGGTAGAGTGGAATATAATAGTTATCTTTGTAGTCGATTTCAAAACTTATAAGGACATGAAGATATTAGAACCGAGATATGAAATCCTATCCCAAGGTGAGGGCATGGATGGAGTTTATAAACAGATAGAGTTGTGCGGTCGCACATGTTATGCGTCAAGTATGAAGATAGATAAAGACAGCGCAAAGCCTTTCGTTGAGCGTATGGTAAGCAGCAATCATCTTGCCATGTGTGAACATGGAACGATTTACCTCCATGTAGCCTATGAAGAAGGTTTTTTTGTACCGGAGTCTTTATTGGTCAAGCACTATCGTGAGAACAAATATTCAAAGGTGATGCAGATTGGCAGTGACTACTATATCACAACCAACTACAGAGTGATAGTTGAAAATAACTGGTTTGAGGATTTGGACTATATTTGCGAGCCTACGGAATGGCATGAGAAGCGAATAACCGTCCGCTTTACTACTCAGATTGCGGTAAGTAGAGAGGCTAACAGACATCGTGTAGATTCCGTAGCGGAACAAAGCACCCGATATTGCAACTATAGTAAAGATAAGTTCGGAGGCGAGATTGCTATCAACAAGCCAAAGTGGGTTAGCGTTGATGATGCGGTTAATCCATTGTCTTTTGATGGTGGAACATTTGTTGACCTATCAAAGAACATCGGTAGTTATGAGCATTGGAGTCCGGTAGAAAAATGGTGGTTTGCTAATAGAGTATGCGAAATGATGTATTTGTCTTTGGTCAAGGATGATGGTCTTAAGCCACAGGATGCGAGAACGATACTTCCTCTTGATACCAACACGGAGTTGATTCATACCGCATTTGTTAGCGATTGGAAGCATTTCTTCGAGCTGAGAAGTCTTGGAACTACCGGAAAACCTCATCCAGATATTGAGGTATTAGCAACACCATTGATGAATGAGTTCAAGGAACGAGGTTTGATTTAATCGTTTATGAAGAAGAAAGCCAAGCAAATAGCCAAGGTGATGAGCAATGACTCTTTGGAGGTTGTTGCTCAGATGATTGCTGATGAGGCAAAAGGTGTGCGCTACGAGGTGTATGCCGATGGTTCTAGTAAGAAAGAAAAGTGTGGTTGTGGCTGGCTTGTTCTTCATAAGGAAGTTATTATCAAAAGTGGGAAATATACTTTTATCACAGCTAAAGTGAACGATTCGGTGAGAGCTGAAATAAGGGCGGTTATTCATGCATTGGGTGATTGCCCTCTTTCATGTTCCGTTGATGTATATGTGGATTGCCAAGTAGCTATAGAGAGAATACAAGCATGCAAGTTAGGAGATTTGCAGCCTATATATAATAAGGTAGCGAAAGACAAGACGATTAGATACCATTGGGTAAAGGCTCATAGAGGTAATATGTATAACGAAATGGTGGATTCTTTGGCTTTTTCTGCTACAGAAAGTTAATTTCATACATCTAGATATAATAAGCGTTAAAAGGTGAAAGAAATACATTAAATAATTTGCATGTTTCAAATATTATTTGTATCTTTGCATCGTAATTAAGAAACAAGGTTACTAATTTTAAAAAGGTGAGACACACCTTAAAAACTGTGATTCGTTATGAATACTAGATTGAGTAAGAAAGAAACAATGGTTTATGGCAATATCGAAGTGATGGCTGATGTAATTGGGGGTAACAAGTACTTTACATTTGCTGAGTTGTATGATTTCGATTTGGATAATACCAAGGATGAGTTGAAAGAAATCTTAAACTCTTTGACAGAGAAAGGCTACTTGAAGAGTTTTCACGATTTCTACGAAACTTATCGAGTTTTAAAGTAAGAACAATAAAGGGGATATAAATCCCCTTACAATATAAATTAGAGCGTGAGACACACGTAAAACTGTATTGAAACAATGAAAAAGGTATTCACAATTGAAAATGCATTAGCATTTTTGTTTGCTCTTGAAATAGTATCATTAATATTTTTTCTAGGATAGGGCTTATGCAGATTAAGTTTGGTAAGATAAAGTTTACTGCGGCTAAGTCCGAAAAAGGATGCCGCTTTGATGCTTGCTACAAAGGGGAGCATGTGGCTTTTGAGAGTGAAGACATGTCATTGTATGATGATGTTTTTTCTGATAATAACAGAAGAGCAAAGGCTGCAAAGAGGGTGGTTTACGAGAACATTAAACACAAGTATTATGAGACCCATAGAGATTAGCGATTTCAAAGCTGCCGATGAATTTGTAGTTGAGGCAATGATGCAAGATGGCAAATTCAAGGTTATCGGCAAGGTTATTATTGATAATAATCTTCTGAATGATGATGATTTGGAAACCATCTGGGATTATGCCAACTGGGAGACGAATGGCTATGAAAAGATGGTTGTCTCTAATGGAGTGTACAAAGGCTTAAATGCATTTAGTGATGGTCGAATGTTCTATGTAATTACGGATGATGAGGTCGGAGTGGTAAACGACAATATCATGGTACGTAAGCATTATGATGTCAACAATGGCTATTATATAAAGTCATCAAGGTTACACAAGGAGCAATCCAAGGATTTGTGGTGCTTTGGCAGCTGCGAGACCATAACTAACGAATATAAGTCAAACATTTTACATGAAGTACTTTGTGGCAAAGATGAACCATATAAAGCCTACCTTCCTTGAAGGCGGTGAAGTCTGGCATGATATTGATAAGTTCCCGATGCTAGACTATACTATTTTAGTTGAGTTGCAGGTAAAAGGCTCTGACGGATTGATTTACCGGACGCAAGATGTATGTGTTGAACGTGCAGATAGATTTGAGCCTACGATGTCTTTTGTCCCTAAGCGTTGGGCGTATGCAATAGATTTAGCTCAATGCAAGAAAGTGGAAGGATAAAATAAAATACAAATTAAAAATAAGCATATGGAAGAATCGAGAGGTGTTTACACATTACCAGTCTTGTATAATGAGCAAAGTGGTACAAACGAAGGTGTATGTGTAAGAAAAGAACTTGGAGTAGTTGTTGCAATCGACAATGAAGATGAGTTTAAAGGTGTTTTTTCAAAGGATGGTGAGGTTGATGTATTCAAGCAGTTACTATCACAAGAAGTGTATCGTTACTATACAGAGCACAACGCATTCCCTACTGGGCCTTTGGTTTCTTACAAGATGGATGGCGACATCATCTTTGATTACGTTGAAGTAACTATTGGAAAAATGTATGGCGGTTATGTTTATGTTGTTCATTACAACTTTGCAAGCACCGCATCATGATAAACAAGATTGATTATGACAGTAGTAAGAGATAGAATTAAAATTGCAGCTCAGATTGAAGTCTTGGAGGACATTGCTATTGACTATAGGGGAAAGACAATAGACAATATCATTCAACAGCTAGAAGCAAGGTTGAGTGCGTTGAAGTAAGTTCAAATTTTTGAAGTTGAAAGACTATGAGTGGTGGACGTTTTGATTATGCTCAGTATAGGATTGCTGACATATACACAAAGATAGAAGATTATGTTGATGGTCATCCATTGGATGAGGAAGATGAAAGATGCTTTCTCGAAGACCGATGGCTAGAGGAGGAAGAAGACAAGTATGTTAGAAAGCATCATCATACGATGCCTAACAGATATGGCTTATCTAAAGAGACTATCAAGGAATTCAAGAAGGGTGTTGAGCTTCTGAAGAAGGCTCAGGTTTATGCCCAAAGAATAGACTGGCTTCTTTCCGGTGATGATGGAGAAGATAATTTCCATCTACGTTTGAAAGAGGATTTGGCAAATCTTAAAAGTAAGAAAGGATAGATTATGAGTTGGAATTATCGTTTAGATACACCTATGATGCAATTAGCTGAAGAGGTGAATAAGAAATATGATACCGATGCTGGTAAGATGCTTCTTTGCACTTATCTCTTTATGGTATCAAGTGAAGAGGTCAAGGACAAGCAAGCTTTCTTTGATTGGGTAGAAGAATTGAGTAAGTCTAGCAAGTGTGATGCGGTAAGGGAGTACGTGGAAATCAAGGACAAAGCCGATTGGCTGCATGGTGGATTCTGTAAGCCGATTTACCGCCACTACAAGGGTAATTTCTATGAGTATCTTGGAGAGGTTACTGATAGCGAGACTTCTGAGGTAAAGGTTGCGTATCAAGCAGTGTGCGGACAGCATGAAGTTTGGGTGCGACCAAAGGAAATGTTCTTTGGTAATGTTGAGGTAGATGGTAAGCTAGTTCCTCGATTTGAGAAGGTAGATTTAAAAGACTTAGAGAAACAAGCCGAGAGCAATGGACAGAAAAAAGATTAAGAGTTTGCTATGTCAAGCAATCTTGCGAGTGAATGAAGTCGTACCGAATTTCGATGATTTGGATAAGATACTTCCTTTGCTTAGACAGGCAATTGATGAATTAGATAAGTCTGATTCGGGTTCAGTTTAAAAAGGGTGGAAAATGGCAAATAAGCAGACGATAAAACCAAAGGTAGTTCCCTTTGAGATAGCCAAACTTCTGAAGGAGGTTGGTTACGATGAGAAGATAGCAGAATTTTGGGCTTATGCTAGTCCTTGGACAGCAAAGGGTGGTATTCGTAAGGGTGGAAAATATAATGAGCATTACGGCAGTTATATTGCTTACTCCAATTCCGAGTGGGAGAAATCCAATATTGAGTTTTCTGCTGCCTTAAAGTTGAATAGTAAGCATCCGGCAATATCCGCTCCGAGCTATGATATGGTGTTAGATTGGCTTTTAGAGCATTTCGGTTACTATATTTGTGTCGCAAACATTTCGAAAGGTAAGTTCTGCTGGCAAACTACATCATGGTGTGTAGAGGAAGGCTTGTGTCATACGGATGGTAAGGAATATTCCAGTAGATACGATGCAATGGATGCCGCATTCAAGAGTATCTTAAAGGCTCGCATAGATAATAAAGAAAACGAGGAAATCAAAAGACTTTTGGAGGAAATACAAGATGGAAAGACTTTATGATACTTTTGTACACGCAATAATGGTGAAGTTAGAAGCTCGTTTATATGTTGAACTCGAATGTGTTTATAAGGATATAACAAACAAGATTGTTGAGAAGAAAGGTAAACTCACCAACGAAGACGTAATTGAGTTTCAGAAAAAACTACAAGAAGTGTACGACACGAATGCTGCTATTCGTGAAAAGGTTACTGGCATTAAAGATTCAAAGAAATGTATCTTAACTAAAGAAGCATGTGAAGAGTTAATAAAGCGATTTAGCGTGATTTATATAAAAGAAGATGAATAAGCAAAGAATGATAGAGTGGATAGCCACTTGTGATACTGGTATCTCTTCAATGACTATGTGGAGTGCATTGATGGGAGTAAAACGAAAGAAAGATTTGAATATTCCTAAAGACAATAGTGACTTCCGTAGATGCTATGACATGGTAGAATACGGACACGTAACCTTGGATGAGCTACAGGTTGTAAAGAAGCAATATCCTTGGTTTGCTCCTGTTGTTGACAATTGGAAGGAATTGTCTCTTTTGTTTGAAGAAGAGTTGGACAAACGTTTGTATATACGAATCCGTCAGCTTTGCAAAGAGTCAGATGCTATCCGGTATGAGGTAAAGGGAGGACTTTATTATGAAAGGGGTTTTTGGTATAATGTTTAATTATTTAAAAGATAGAAAGAATGAATAAAGACAAATTAAAGGTCAGCTTTGAGATTGACCGCTACAAGGTAATTGGTATGCTTTCACGTAATTGTGAGAATGCTGAAGAGTACAACGAGATTATGGATATTCTTGAAGGCAAGAATGAGTTTGTGCGTGATGCGAATGGTAACGAGGAACTTGCAAGCCGCATTTGCAATTATGCTTTAGACTCTATCTTGGTTGAGAATCCAGATTTGGCTCTCCGTAAGCGTTTGGATAAGGAACAGAAAGGCGATGATGCTCCTGATGGAATTTCAAATGTTATCGAAATCAAAGGTGATGACGCAAAGAAACTTGTAGAAACCCTTTGTAGCATTCTCCACAAGGGTAAGTGATGTAAAATTCATCAAAAGAATACAAATAAACACTAAAACACTTGCAAGTATAAGAAAAAATGCTTATCTTTGCATCGTGTTTGAAACAGATGGCCTTCTGAGAGGTCGCTTCTACTATAAGTCAAGACTTAGGAGTTTACGGCATGGTTTACACATTACCCAGCCCAGCTAGACTATAACAAGCAACTCTTATTAGGGTGAGAGACCCTAGTTGCTGCATTAGACAAGTGGTTAAGTCGCCAGCTTTTCACGCTGGTATTCAAAGGTTCGAATCCTTTATGCAGTACATACAAAATTGCCCTATGGTGTAATGGCAACACTACAGGTTTTGGTTCTGTCATTAGTGGTTCGAATCCGCTTGGGGCAACAAGGTGGAATTGGTATATGTTCCACAAAAGGTGCGATATTCAAGCGGTTAAAGAAGATAGACTGTAAATCTATTCCCATTGTGGGTTCGGTGAGTTCGAATCTCCCTTGCACCACGAGAACTTTTGTCATAATACGAGGAATGTAGCTCAGTAGTAGAGCACTTGGCTTGGTAACTAAGGGGGCGTTGGTGCGAATCCAATCATTCCTTTACGCTTTCGTAGCTCAGTGGCAGAGCATAGGATTTTTAATCCTAGGGTCGAAGGTTCGAATCCTTCCGTTGGCACAATGATACACAAGAAGAGAGCCGTGATGTTTGTTTTGTTGGAATCTCGGACATCTGTCAATGGGCAAACGTAGGATGCAGATGAGACGAATAAAGTTGTGAATAAGTCTATGAACTAGGGGAACAAGCGGAATGGCTCTCTATTGTGCTTCATTTGATGGTTTAACGAAAAATTGAAGAATATGAAAAGTCCGTTAAGAATGGCAGTCGCTTTAGAAAAGAACAACAAGGTATATCCAAAAGATGTACGGAAGTTCTTGATGGGATTGTACGCCACGCTGCATTTGACAGATAACGCAACGGCTAAAGATATGGAAAAGCTGGTATATTATGCTTTTCGGAATGGTTACCTACTAGGTGTTAAGTCTGAAGGAGGTGATGACCAAAAAGCGTATGACAGACTACCGGATTTGGGAGTAGAAGAAGATATTGGTGATGATTTAAAAAGATAGTCGATAAAAATTGGTAATTAGTTAGTAAAGTTTTTTAGGCTTTGGTGTGTGAACATCGAAGCCTTTTACATATATAATAAGGTAAAATAAAAGCTGAAATGTTAACAAGACTCACATAGCAGTTACGAAAGGTTAAAATACGAAAGAAAAACATTAAAAAACTTGCATGTTTCAAAACTTATTCGTATCTTTGCATCGTCAATCAAGATAAGTTGGTTGATTTGCCGAGTGACAAGTTTCACTCAATAAGGTGAGAGCGACACCAAGGGGTAAGACCCGAAACAACTAGCACAATTGATTATGTCTAAGCAGACTGGTTTTTCATTCGCAAGTTCAAAGAAGTCATTAATCGAGACTATTGACGAAATCAAGAAGTCAAAGATGCCTCGCAACGAAAAGATTGTTGCATTGAAGGCTTGCGGTCTTCGTGAGAAAGAAATCTCCGATATGTTGAAGGTTTGTGTGCCAAGCGGTTCAACTTCAACGAGATTCGTTTATACATTCGGTGTTGAGATAGAATGTGTTCATGCCGAGCGCAATGCCTTGATAGAGGCAGGTCGTCAGAATGGTGTTGATATTCATTCTGAGGGCTATAACCACACCGACAACAAGAGTTATTTCAAGATTGTTAGTGATTCTTCAGTTGGTGGTGATATAGACCCTAACGAGGTTGTAAGTCCGGTATTGAATGGCAATACAAATGGTATGGCAACCTTAAAGAAGGCTATCAAGTCTTTGGATGCCGTAGGTGCAAGAGTAAATTCTACTTGTGGTCTTCACGTTCATATTGGTGCAGCAAAGTTGACAGGTGAGCAGTATGTTAACGTCTTCAAGAATTATCAGAAACTTGAAAGATTGATTGATAGTTTCATGGCTCCTTCAAGAAGAGGTAATTGCCGTTGGGCAGCCAGCTTGCTTGACAAGGATTTCACTAATTGTCACAGCAATCAAGATATTAGATTCGATGTCTTTCATGGAGATAGATATTATAAGGTCAATGCAGAGAGTTTTGCACGTCACAAGACTATCGAATTTCGTCAGCATCAAGGTTCAACCAATTACAAAAAGATTGAAATGTGGGTTAAGTTCTGCGCAAAACTTGTCGGTTGGTCTCGCAATAATGTCTTTGCTAGTGAGGTTATGAATATCGAAGATATACCTTTCTTGAATAAAGAAGAGAAGGCTTTCTTCCAGAGTCGTAAGGATGCATTTGCAGCCAATAACGATTAATTAATGTAGTCCTAGGGCTTTTACCCTAGGACACAAAGAAATCAAAGTATTATTAAGAAAAAGAAAGGGTAAAGATATGTGTGTTATTATTGTATGTCCGAAAGGTGTTGCTTTGCCATCCGTAGATGAACTAAAGGCTGCGTATATGAGAAATCCCGATGGTTGCGGTTTTGTGAGCGAGTCTGACCATTACAAGAGTTTGCATTTCTCTACATTTATCCGTAGATTGATGAAGCGAGATATAAATGAGAATGTAATCATACATTTCAGATTTGCTACTCATGGCTCTGTCTGTGTCAAGAACTGCCATCCATTCTACAAGGCAGGTTATTGGTTCGCACATAATGGAGTGCTCCCGATTTGCTCCGAGCATGATAAAACAGATAGTCAAATTTGCTTTGAACGTTTCATTTATCCTACTATCAAGAAATATGGTTGGGGTTCTGATGAACATATGAAAGAAATGAACAAATGGACAGCTCATGGTTCTAAGTTTGCAATGTTGCATAATGGTGAGATTGTGAAGTCCGGTAAATTCATAGAGCGTGATGGACGGTTCTATTCTAATTTGAATCATTTGGGTTATATGAGAAATGTAATAAACTTTTAGAAGATTAATGTTTAGGTTCTTTTTATTCGACAAGCGTCAGATGTCCGTGAGGATATTTGGCGTTTTTTGTTATATAAGGAGTTCTATTTTGTGTAGCTATTAAATTATTCGTTTATGTGATGAAATAGCCTTAAATCGCTTAGAAATGCCGTTATTACTCACTTTTGCTTAAAAGTGAGATACTTGCAAATGATTTAGTGCGTTTATTATTCTTTTCGTATTATCTTTGCACTAGTTTTAACAAATATATCGAAAGAATGAAAGATAAAATTTTCCAGTTACTAAAACAAGAGTATAAGTCTCTTGGGTTAGGTGATGAAGTTCTTCAGGCACATGCCGAAATGCTTGATAAGATGGGGCTTGTTACTGATGACAACATCGAGACAGTGGTTGCTAGTCAAAAGAGTTTTTTGGAGTCCTTGCAAAAGGACAATGACCGCAGAGTTACCGATGCCAAGAAAAAGTTCGAGGAGGCACAGAAGGCTAAAGAAGATGCTGAACGCAAGGCTGCTGAAGAAGAAGCTAAGAAGAAAGCTGACGAAGAAGCCAAGAAAGCCGCTGAAGAAGCCGAAAAGAAACGCTTGGAGGAATTGGCAAAGAAAAACGAAATGCCGGATTATCTAAAAAAATACTTTGAAGAGCAGGCAGCAGAGAAGAAAGCTTCAGATGAAGCAAGAACCAAGGAACGTGAAGAGTTCAAGAAACTCGTTGAGACCTTGACTCAGAAGAACACAGACCAAGCCAAGACTTACAACGAACAGATGGAGGCGCAAAGCAAGACCATTAAGGAATTGCAAGAAACTATCCAAAAGCAAGCTGAGGAGGCTAAGGCTAAGGAAGAGGCTGCTGCAAAGGCAAAGGCAAAGGCAGACCACGATGCGAAGATTTTATCAAAGGCTAAGGAGTTGGGCATTCCCGAAAGTCGTATCAACGAGGGTTTCACCTTGAGCGATGATGCTACAGATGAAGCTATCGAAACATACCTCTCCAAGGTAGCGAACAACTACAAGGCGTTGCAACAACCACAATTCGGGGGCAGCTATCGTGCTAGCGAGGGCGAGCCAACAAAGGAGGACGTTGACAATGTAGCCGCATCATTAGTTCAGTCACTTTAAAAATTGAAAAACATGAATCAGGAATTGAAGACTACAAAAAAGCAAATTGTCTTTGGTGAGGATTCCGTCATTATCCAGAAATGGGAAGGCGACATCAAGGGCGGTCGTGCTTTGGATTGGACAGGCGTAAAAGATGAAGTTCTTTACGCAGGTCGTGTTATCGTGACAGATGGTAAGGGAACTTACAAGCCATTGCCTATTGAAACAGACAATTATAAGGCTTTGGGTACTGCCAGTGACCCATTGGAGCATTACAAGTATGCGGGTGTTCTCTATCGTTCCATTCTGAACGGTGAGCCAGCGGCAATTATGACTGCTGGACAAGTTAACAAGGTAGCAGCTAAGGCTGCAAATGGTGCAGACTATCCGGATGCGTTCCTTACAGCTATGCCAAAGATTGCTTTGGTTAGCGATGAGGATGCAAACAAGTTCGATGAGTCTGATGCAACCATAGACAAAGACTAAAAGAAGGAGGATAACAGATGGAAAAATCACTTTATTTTCAGTTGGTCAATAAATACTTCCCACAACTTGTTGCAAGTGTAGTAGAGAAGTTGAACGGCAAGAATCAGACTGCATTGACCTATATGTACCGAGACCACTTGACTAACACATATAGTCAGGACGGACGCTGGGCATCAATTACTGCGGAATACACACGAGTTGCTGCTGATGTTGTATCAATGGATGCGGAACTTCCATTGAAGAGCCGTGATAAGGTTTCAACCGCTGAGGGTCAAATCCCAAAGGTTGGTATGAAGCTTTACATGTCAGAGAAGCAGCTTAAGGATTTGGATAACATGATTGCGCAACGTTTGCCTCAGCCACAGATTTTGCGTAACTTGTTTGCAGACCTTCCTCGTTGTATTCAGGCGGTTTACGAGCGTATTGAAGATATGTTCCTCAGTGAACTGTCAACAGGTGTAGCTTTGGCAACTCGTTCCGGTGGTACTGGTGTCCGAGTTGATGTAGGTTTTGCCGAGAAGAATAAGTTTGGCCATGGTGTTAAGGCTTGGGACGCAGAGGATGCAACTCCTCTTGATGACATCCAATTGGTTTATGACAAGGCGATGGAAGACCAAAATACCATCACTACTTGTTATCTTGATGATTACACAATTAAGTTGCTTGGCAAGAACAAGCAGGTTCGTGCTCAGTTTGCCTTCAATCAAGGCATTGCAATTGATAGTGATAGCAATATTCCTATTTTGAGCTTTGAGCAGATTGCGTCTATCTTTAAAAATAAGTGGCAGACCAACTTGGTACGTGTAGCCCGTACTATCAAGACCGAGATTAACGGCAAGAAGGGAACACACAACCCTTGGGCTAAGGGTCACATGACCTTTACATGCTATGATAACCTTGGTGATTTGTTCTGGACTAACGTAGCCGAAGCTACAAGACCAGTTGCAGGTGTTACTTATCAGTCAGCCGATGAGTATATCTTGGCTAGCCGTTATTCTACTAACGACCCACTCCGTGAGTTCACTAGCTCACAAGCAATGGTTGTTCCTATCTTGAATAACGTTGATGCCATCTACTCTTTGGACTCAACACAAGCGGTAGGTTAGGCTTATGAGAGGTGAGGTAATTAGTCCGTTCCGTGATAAGTTCCATTTTAACACCATCTATGAAGTTGGTGCAATCTTGGACTTTGACGAAGAACGCATGAACTCCCTTATCGAACGTAAGCTTTGCAAGATGTTGGAGGTGCAGGATGATAACCATTCTGCACCTCTAAAAGACGATAAGGAAATTAAAGATACTCCTAAAAAGGAAGTCTTGAATGATGGAAAAGAAAATCCTGTAAAGGAAGAAGAAAAGAAGTCAGAAGAGACACCTAAGAAGGAAGTCTTGAAGGAGAAGAAGGAGAGCAAGCCTAAAAAGGAGAAAACCTCAAAAAAGGATGCTGCCGAGTCAACCGAAGAGAATTCCCAAAAGGAGAATGTAGAAGAAGAACTTGACGAAAAGACTAAGAGCGAGCAGGAGGCTGCAAAGAAAATCGCTGAGGCTATGAGTCAGGCTCAGAAATAAGGATGTCACATGAAGATAAGAGAATACATTTCGCAGAAGTTGCGTGCTTGGAACATTACCGATGCCCAATTGGAAGATATATCGTCAGGTATAGACCTTGACGAAGAATATACGTCTGATAATTCCCAGGTTGTAGGCAAGGCGATGATTTCCGTAATCGAGGAACTTATGCTTGCCCCATATATGAGCAATGTGAATGAAAATGGATTCTCTGTCTCTTGGGACTACTCTAGGATAGGACAATACTATATGTGGCTTTGCCGAAAATATGGTGTTGCTCCGGATAATGAAGTGGCGGCAGCTTTAGGGCTTTCCACTATCACGGATAAGTCTGATATTTGGTAAATGTCTAGGTTATGTTATATTCCCCTCATATATTAAAGAAGAAGTTCGTGAATAAGGTTGTCAACAAATACAACGAGGTCATTAGCTCTTCTGAGGAATGGAAAGAAATGGGGCGTTGTCGGTGCGATGACAACTCTACCGAGCATTTCACTACCGAGAATGGTAGCATATATACACCGAAATATCATATTGTTTGTGACAAGTGCCAGATTTCCGAAGGTGATGAAGTCCAGGTCTATTCCGATGATGGAAGCTACCGAGGAGGTGGAAAGGTCTATAATGCCCCTAAGTGCAATTATCTTGGTTATATGAGTATCTATGTCTGATGTTATAAAGGATGAGATAGACGCTTTCTTTGCACAGGGAGAAAGGGAAGTAGATGAATTTCTTGATAGGTTAGGTAAAACTGCTGTTGAGCTTGATAAGGCTAACGGAAACTACCGAAACCGCACAGGTAATCTCAGAAGGTCTAACTATAGTAATGTACATGACCACACCTTGACCCTTGGCAACAAAGCGGAATATGCGTCTGATGTTTCCTCTAGGGGATATGATGTTATAGATTCGGGTATTCAGTATATCAAGAAAGAAATCGAGGATATGCGATGATAACAGAAATAGATGCTGGTCATGTAATCTATGATGACTTGGAACTTATGGGATTGGAACGAAGACTGAAAGGACATCTGACAAAGGGTGGACTTGAGGGGGAAAGACCTTTGGTCGGTGAGAAGATTCCTGATGAAGGCATGATAGTAATCATTCCTAAGCGCATGAGTGCAGACAAGACATATTTCAACGATTGTACTATAGAGGTAAACATATTGCTCAAAGATATAGAGGGCGAGGCTAATCCTCAATTGAACGAGCTTTTAAAGAAGGCTATTCAAACCCTGTCCGACAATGAGGTCGGAAAAGCTGAGGATGTATGGTATCGTTATTCTATCCGCTCCCACGGCATAGAGCAAGAGAGTAGGTTGAGTTGCCATTACGCAAACATTACTATTGATTTTGAAACATTAAACGTAAGATAAGATGAAACCATTTATTGGAATCAAGAGAATTTGGTATGGTGCTCCTCTTACCGAGGCAAATACACCTGCTAAGTTGGCTACATGGTTGAAAACCGCTACAGAGGTTAAGAACAGCCATGAGGGAACATGGGGATATTCTCAGGATGACCCTAGTGTTACCGAGTACAAGAACGAGCTGAACGGACAGGTTTACTATCGTGACAAGACCGATGAGGGTGCTAAGACAATTACATTCTCTATTGGTGTCTTTTCATGGAAGAATAAGGTAGACTTGCAGGGTGGTAAGATGTACAAGGCAACTGGAGAAGAGACTACAACGGAGGCAGATGCAGTAGGTTGGTCTTCTAGCCAAGATTTGGCTAATATCAACAAGTGTATCGTTGCTCAGACCAAGACAGGGAACTACATCGTTTTCTCAAATGCGGCTATCGTTGCCAAGGGTGACCAGCAGGATAAGAATATCACTTTGGGTATTTCTGCCGTTGCTATGGAAAGCGAGATCGATGGTGTGGCTGGCGAGTACCAATGGGAAGGCTCTGCGGTTGTAGAACAAGAATAAGACATAGGCAACAAATGATAGAGGGGGATGGTGTTAATGCCGTTCCCCTTTTTTAATATTCAGAACCATGAGTAAGGCAAGTAAATTAATTACGGATGCAATTCTTGGAGAGGACACCGTAACGATAATCGTGAATGGAAGGGCTTATTACGTTTCACCACCTACAATTATAAAATTGGTCAAGGCGGCTAAATACCTTGATAGTTTCGAAGAGGGCAAGACCTTAGCGGAAGTCTTATGCATGCTTAAGAATTTGGATGATGCTTGCAAGGCGTTGTCCGTATTCATACAAGGCGATGAATCCATTAGTGATGAATTATCTAAAGGAACGCTTGAAGAGGTTGTCAATGGCTTACAAACGGCTTATTCCTTAATCTCTATAAAGGATTTTCAGACGCTATCAATTTTGGCGAAGAGTGCGGCAAGGATGATAGCAAAACCACGACCATAGGTAACGATACACTCTTAGGACAGATTGCATCTTTTATGGATAGTCTGCATTTATCTTACCAAGAAGTCGTGAAAGAGATACCTTATAGAAACTTATTGCTGATGGCAAAAGACAAGCAAAGAGTAGCATGTGGTGATGTAATGTATGAGGTAACGGAAGAAGAGTTTGGAATGAACTTCAAAAAAGGATAAGTTTAAAATAATGCAAATAAAGTATTAAAAGCACTAAAACGCTTGCAAGTTAGCGAAATATTATTTATCTTTGCAAGCGCAGAACAAAAAAGGATAAAATGGCGATTTAAGAAATTGATAAGATATTAGAAACACGAAACCCGATGGACTATACCGAAAGGCAGTCCGAGTCACTATTCCTTTGACTTTGCAATCGGTAGTTTCGTGTTTTTTGTTTAAAATAATATGCAAGACGTAAGGTTGATATTCGAGATACTGGTTTCCATGTTGCTTTGCGTTTGTCTCATATTGCTTGCTGTAAGTAGATATAGGCAAAAGAAAAAGCGTGAAGAACCGGAGCGAAAGGAAATGGACTTGATAGACTTCTTTTCTTTGGGAGGAGTTGCCTATTATTGGAACAAAGGTGGTAAGCAGCAGAAATGCTACACATACGAAGAATTTCTGAAAATCAAGGCTGACTACGTGGAGCTTTGGTTGAATCAGAATAGATATATTTTTAACTCTCAATTAGATTGCGATGATATATAAAGTATATGTTTTGTTGCCGACAATAGTTGTAGCAGATGGTATTGTTGGTATAGCTTGGCTAGGAAAGGTCTTTGGCTGGCGATATGGAAAGAACAAGAAAAAGAGCAAGAATGTGTCCTTAATGATAGGATATAACACAGGAATGTCTCTTAAGTCGAAAATAGACGATAACGCAGCGGATGATTATTTAAGACGCATTGCCGAAGAAAATAGAATCTAAATTCAAGGGTTAGAGTCCCTTTTTTACAACCATATTACTTGTGTTTATTTTTATACATCGGTTTTTATTAACGATTGTTTTTTATGGTAGATAAATGTATAAAAACGAGCACAAGTTCCCTTATAGATGGACTAAAAAAGATGCTAATTTCACAAAAGACAAAGGTAAGGTGATGTCTTGCTTTTGTTGTGGAGGTGGAAGTTCCTTTGGCTACAAACTAGCTGGCTACGATGTTGTAGCCTGTAATGAGATAGACCCAAAGGTTATGAAGATGTACTTGAAAAATCACGATGTCAAGTACGCTTTCAATTGTGATATTCGTGAGTTGATTACCAATATCAATATGGGGGGGCATATTATGAAAGAAGAGCTTCATAATTTGGATATATTGGATGCTAGTTTCCCTTGTTCGGTATTCAGTATTGCAGGTGACCGCCAAAAGGCTTGGGGAAAGGAAAAAGTATTCCGAGAAGGTCAGAAGGCGCAAAGGCTTGACGATTTGGCTTTCTACTCAATCGACCTCGCTAAAGAACTAAAGCCAAAGGTAGTAGTTTTTGAGAATGTTCAAGGTTTATTACAAGGTGAAGCCATCGAGTACGTAAAGGAGATTTATAGACAGATGAATGATGCCGGATATATCTTGCAGCATTGGCTTCTCAATGCACGTAACATGGGTGTTCCTCAAAACAGACCTAGGGTATTCTTTATTGGGTTACGTAAAGACCTTTGCGAGCCGTTTATGGTTCAAAAGGATTTGTTCGAGCGAGTGCCTAAGATAGATATGGACTTCAACGAGAAAGAAATTGTCTTGGATGAGTTCTCTGACTATTGTGGAAGGCAAATTCCTAAAGGAATGATGAAGTATTGGGAGCATAGAAATGAGAAAGATAATTCTATCGGTGATATTGTCAAGCGGATGGATAATCGTCTTTCTATGTTCAATAATATGTTTCTTAAAAAGAATAAGGTATGCAATACCATATCAGCAATGGAGGATAGACTTGTGTATTATGATAATCCAAGTTATCTTTCAGCACATGATACGATTTTAGCATCAACATTTCCGATGGATTATGACTTTAATGGCATGAAACCTTGGTTTGCTTGCGGAATGTGTGTTCCTCCTGTTATGATGGCTAATGTAGCTACAAGAATCTGGGATTGTTGGTTGTCAAAGATTAAAAAGGAGGAATGCGCATGATAACAGCAAGTATGACTTCGGGTGAGATGCGTAGAGTACGAAACTTAGATGAAACAAGAATCTATGAGTTTCAGATGCGAAAAGCTAATGAGCTTAAACGTGAAATGAGAAAGCAGAACGTACGACAAATAACAAAGACCTTTGAGCTTGCTACACCGAATGCCGATTATCTCATCGTTGTAGGTGTAAAACATGGCGATGTATTTGCTTCCGGTTTGTTCATTTATCTGAAGGAAACCAACGAGTATATTCCTATGAGTAGAAACGAGGGGTATAGCGAAGATTGTTTTGCTATGAGCGTTCATTTTCTGAAGAGATTTGCAGAAAGGTTTTTGAAAAAAGACTTACCGATTGCCAAGATATTGCAAAAGATATATACATCGTTTACAGGTGCAGTTCAGCTCTATAGTGATGACAAGACAAGAAGAGTGGTATTTGCTATTCCGGAAGGGCTTATACTCACAGAATACGAGCAAGAAAAGCATATCATCCACTACAAAACCTTTGTAAGCATGGATATGCTAAAGAAGACACAGAAGCGAAGTTACGAGAAGATAAGTGCATTTCTCATGGAATCTTGTCAGCAAATAGCTAAAGCAAGAGACACCGGAAATGACGAAAGGCTGTGCGTTGTGTACAGAAGGTTTTACAATGATATTGATTTGCTAGATACAAAGGAGGCGCAAGCCATATATTCAAGTTTCTTTGAAAAAGGAGGTTACAATGAAAGATAAAAGTATAACAAGGTTTCTTGGTGATATAAAGCCTATAAAGAATTACGAAAGGTATTATGTTAGCAAGCTGGGACATGTTTTTACTATTGGGAGAACGTCTCAATTAAAGGAAATCGCACCTTGCAAGACACCAAAAGGTTATCTGAAGGTATGGCTTTACAAGAACGGAAAGCGCAAGATGTTTTATATACATCGTTTGGTAGCTCAGGCTTTCTTGGAAAATCCAGAAGCGTTTCCAATGGTGAATCATAAGGATTTCGATAAGACGAATAACGATGTAGACAACTTGGAGTATTGCACCGCAAGATACAATGTGATTTATTCTGCTATAGCAAAGAAAACCTCTTCCGAATACTTGGGTGTGACTTGGAATAAGAGTGTAAGAAAATGGCAAGCGCAGTATCAGATAGGTAAAAAGAAAATATATATAGGTTGCTTTGATACGCAAGAAGAGGCTCATGAAGCTTATGTTAACGCTATAAAAGAGATTTGATATGCTTGAATTTGATAGAATATACAATTCCGACTGCATAGAAGGAATGAAACAAATAGAGAGCGGGAAAGTAGATTTAATTGTTACTGACCCACCATATTGTATCTCCTATAAGACCGGATGGAGAGCAGACGACCATCGTTTCTCTAAGGAAATACTCAATGACGATAATGAGCAATTGATTATTGATTATATGAGCGAATGCTACCGAATTTTGAAGGATGATAGTGCTGCTTATATCTTCTGTAGTGCCAAGACCTTGGACTTTTTTATGCAACAAGCGAGGCACGCAGGGTTTACCATTAAGAATGTGCTCATTTGGCGAAAGAACAACCATACGGCTGGAGATTTAGAGGCGCAATATGGTCAATGTTACGAGCCAATCTTGTATTTGAATAAAGGCAGACGAACCATAAATGGCAAGCGTTTGGAGGACGTATGGGACTTTGATAGAGTTCCATCAGATAAATTGGTACATCAGAACGAGAAGCCAATCCCCTTGCTTATGCAATGCATTTTGAAATCATCGGACGAAGGCGACTTGGTGTTTGATGGTTTTATTGGTTCAGCAAGTACAGCTTTGGCGTGTTTGAGAACGAACAGGAAGTTCATCGGTTTTGAATTGGATGTTGATTATTTCAAGGTGGCGCAAAGAAGAATTAAGGAAGAAATGTTTAATCAAAAAGATATGTTTGGATATGATGGAACTGAATAATATATACCAAGGAGATTGTCGAAAGCTTTTGAAACTGATTGATAGCGATAGCATAGACCTCGTATGTTCCGATGTGGCTTATCCGGTTCAGTCTAGGGGTGGCTCAGGGAGTATGGGAGGATATTGGACGGAATCTCAAACAAGAAAGGGCAAGATATTCAAGAATAACGATATTGATATTTCGGACTACATCAATGATTTGTACCGGATATTAAAGGACAGGTCGCATTGCTATCTAATGTGTAATGATTATAATTTAATGCACTTTCTTGATGTGGTCGGAAAAAGTGAGTTCCATTTTACCAAATGCTTAATATGGGATAAGTGCGCAAAAATATGTGGCCGCTATTATATGGCACAGAAAGAGTATATCATCATGCTACGCAAAGGTGGTGATAGACCGATAAATGAATGTGGTACATCTGATATTCTGAGTGTTCCTATTCCAACGAACAAGCGCAAGGATAAGGATGGTTTGATTAATCAGACTGAAAAACCAGTAAAGTTGATGGAGATACTAATCAGAAACTCGACAAATGTTGATGATGTTGTTCTAGACCCATTCATGGGGAGCGGTACAACGGCAAGAGCTTGCGTAAACCTTGAAAGAAAGTATATAGGCTTTGAAATAGACCAGCGTCAAGTAGATTTTGCCAATAACGAATTAAAGAATATGAGTAGGCAGTTAAGTCTGTTTTGAAACTATGGATATGTGCAAGGTGTTTTGTTGCAATCCTGTTGTAAGAAATGGGAATAAAGAAACAACGGATGCTCTTATAAGAGCTATGAGAGACGAAGCCTTAAAACGAGGGTTGGTACGTGATGAATTGATAGATTTTTGCAACCAATTCATAAGAGAGGGCGAAATCAAAGCTTGTATAGAGCATTTGCTAGATAATTTCAAACGTTATTTTTGGAGGTATCATTGATATGAGAAGAAGAAAGTTGAACAAGTCTCCAGTGCTAGGCTTCTGCGGATTTGTTATCGGTTACGAATGCAAGGAAAAGGGAATAAAGCTGATGGAGTGCGATAAGGCGCAAGCAGATGCAATCATAGTTCCTCATCACTTTTCACACAAGGTAACGAAGAATAGTTGCTTGAATCTTTTGGTATTGTATAAGGATAAGATAAGGGGTGCAATGCAAATAGGGTATGGAATCCGACCGCACATCAAGACTGAAAAGGGCGAAGTGTTGGATTACCATCAAGTGAGGGAATTTGACAGAATGTGGCTGTCTGATGATATGCCAAAGTTTAGCGAGACGATTTGCCTATCTCTCTTGCATAAGTATATTAGGGCAACACATAAGGAAATCAAGTACCTTATATCTTATGCCGATACGTCCATAGGTAATAAGGGAACTATATATAAAGCTGCAAACTATGAGCATATTGATACCATTAAGGCAGATTTCTATGTATTACCAAGTGGTGAGCGTGTGCATCCGGTTACTATGTGGCATCGGCACAAGACAAGAGCATGGGAGGTTCTAAAGGAACTATACCCAGGAATAAAAAAGGCAGAAGGGTTTCAACTTAAATTTCTGAAGAAGTTATGAAGAAAAGAAATAAATGTATTCCTTGTCATTTGCATCCAGATCCTGAGCATTGGTTTAGAAAAGGTCAATCTTGGAAGGCGAAGGTCGCTTATGAAAGCGAGGATGATGCTTGGGAGTTTCTGAATCAGAATCCGAAGTTACGGGCACAAGGTATGGCGGTGTATCGGTGTAGGATATGCAACAAATATCATATAGGGCACAAGAACAACAAATAAAAAATATAAACAGCAATGATAGTAATAAAAATCAAAACATGGAAAGACTGGAAGAAGGACTTTCTTGATTGGGTGCAAGAACCTCGACGCAAAACTTGCAAGGATTTTGTAGACTATATGGAGG